CTTTAATAAAACAGGGTAAGATATTTCCCATATTCATTGAAAAAAATAACAGAAATAGAAAACTATGGAGAATTTATATCAATAAATGAAGAAAATATAATATCCACGAATCAGATGGTTATCACATTGAAGGTAAAGAACAAGGATATCAGTTATTACAAAATTAGAAAAAGAATTTGGTATTAAATTAAAAAGATGTTTTGATTTTCCATTATCTAAAAAATCTTATTTATAATAACATAATAGGTTTATGTTTAAATGGTTGCAAAATAGATAATTTATTAAAAATATGCAAATGAATTACCTGATTTAGAAATTTTATATTTATGTGAGCACCATTAGTTGTTTTTACGAAATTAAAAAAAATAGATTTAAGAAAAAATAAAATTTCAGCAGAATCACTTCTAAAACATTTAACAAAATTAGAAGAATTGTTACTTGATTTATTTTTTTCTGAGATCAATAAGAGTGAATATTCAATTATTCACTCTTATTAAATAAAAAAAAAAAGAGATAAAAAAAAATGAACCAATTTAAAGAAGAAGCATTAAATTTAATTAAAAATGCAGAATTTTATAAAACAAAAAATAAGATAAAAAAAGCTATTGAACAATATGAAAAAGCTGTTTATTTTTTAACAAATGATAATGATAAAATAATAAAAGCAGATTTATATGAAAAAATAAGTAGATTATATGAAGGTAGATTAGATTATAAAAATGCTATAAAAAATAAACAAAAGTCATATGAATTATTGGATGAAATACATCCAAAACATCATATTCAAGTAATTAATAGATTATTTGAATTAGCATGTTTGTATAATAAAGAAAAAGATTATGATTCAGCTGAAAAATATTTAAAAGAATCATTAGATATAAGAAGAAGATTATTTACAAATAATAGTTTAGAAGTTTTAGAAGTTTTAGAACAATTTTTTATTCTTTATGATGAAACAAATCGATATGAAAATGCTATATCGATTTTGAAAGTTATTATTTTTATAAATTTAAAGGATAATATTTATAATTATGAACAACTAGCTATTTTATATAACAAGTTAAGTATGTTCTATGAAGCAAATGAATGTTATAAAAAAATAATTGATTTGACTGAAAATCAATTTATCAAAGAAAAATATAAAAAATTGTTAAATAACAATTTTAAAGGTAAAGAAGAAGAAGAAATTTATTATTCCACAATGGAATCAATAAATAGCAGGAATCAATAAATAGCACAAATTTTTTTAATAGAAAAACAATTAGGTAAATAGGTGAAAGATATAACAAATTGTTTAGTAGCAGTTGAAACAAAAGAAGGAACAATAAAAGCATCTTATATACATTTTGATGGTATTATTGAAAGTGTTGGTGATACATTATATAAACAATATAATACAATTCAATTAGTAAATGAACTTACAAAATATGGTTATTATTTATTTTTACCATTAAAACCTGAACCTTATAGTGAAATACATTATCCAAAATATCATTTAGAAACATCTGATGCTATGGAACTTTATTATAAAAATATTAAAAATTTTAATAAACCACAAAAATTTTTAAATTCTAAGATTTTTTTAAAGTTAAATGTTATTCTTTTTGATTATCTTTATCTTTTTAAGACATCAGAAAAACAATGGTTTGTAAATTCTTCAAATAAAAAATTTGTTCTTTTGAAAAAGTAATTGACAATTTTAAAACTTCAATGTATAATAGTATACATACTAAAAAATAATTTCCAACACACAACCAGGACAAAAATGATATCAATAAGAAAAGCAGCAAATGAAATTGCTTTCAAAAACCAGCAAATTGAAGACGAGAGTAAAATCAGAAATTATAATGATTTGCTTGAATATTTTAAAAAATATCCAAGAGAAGAAGAAAAATATAATCAACTATTATATGATATCGAAAGTGGTAGAATTGCAAGACATCCTTGGATTGATATCATGAATGGTTATGATTATAATAGGGATGAATGGTTATAACCATAAATTTTTATAAATTATGTATAATAATACATAATTTATAATTATTTCTATTATATTTTTTAATTTATTGAAAACATTGAATATTTATAATATGTGAAAAAACATATAAAGCATTGTTTCCAATAAAAAAATATAAAAAAATATATCAAAAAAAGAAAGAAAAAAAATGCAAATAGAAAAAAACAATTTACTTGAAACAATACAAAAAGAAATAGATGAACAAGAAAAAATAATAAAACAAAAAAAAATAATTGATTTTTGTTTAGATGATCAGAATGGTTGGGATTTTGAACAATATATCATATTAAATTATTATAAAAAAATATTATCAAATTTAAAAGATATTTTAAAACAATCACAAAATATCAAAGTAAGTTTTCAAAATTATTTAGTAGATATAAATAACAAATGTCAAAAAACATATTCTGAAAAATGGAATACACAAATGACATTTTTATTAATTGAATTTAAAAGAAAAGCAATATTACATTTTTTAAATAAATATTCAAAAATTATCATAAAATGACAAAAAACGATTTTTTAATTTTTTTGCAAAAAGATATTGATATACGAAAAGAATATCATATTAATACAGATAATATGATAAGGGATTTTGAAACAATAATATGTTCACAATATGTTCAAAATGTTGATAATATCAATATCCTTGGATGGAAAATGAACGAACATTTTATTGATAGTTTTTATAAACAATATTTACAAATACTATTAAATAAAATACAATCAACAAAAAAAGATGTTAATATTGTTTTTAAAAAATATTATAATGCTATGTTAATAGCATATGAAAAAACACTAAATATTGAAACAAATAATTCATTTACAGATATATTATTTGAATGTACAAAAAAAGCAATCAAACGTTTTCTTAACAATTATAAAAATATCAATATTTCTGATGACACAAATAATATCAATTTATAATATAAAAGGTGGTGTTGGTAAAACAACATTAGCAAAAGATATTTCATTACAATTATCAAAAACATTAAAAGTTTTGATAATTGATGCTGATGCCCAATGTAGTTTATCAAGTTTATTATTGAATAATGATTTTAGTGAATATTATAATGATGATTCATCATATCTTGATATTTGGAATGGTATAAAAAGACCTTTTTGTGGTAGTATTTATAAAATAAATCCAACACAAAAATGCAAAAAAATCAAAGACAATCTTTTCTTATTAGCAGGTAATTTAGAATTATCAAAATGTGAGTTACAATTAAGTATTTCACAAAATTTTGAATTTACAATTTTGAATAATTTAATTGGTGCATTTCATTATTTAATTGATTTATTATGTAAAGAATATTCAATTGATTATGTGATAATTGATTTAAATCCAACTATCAGTTCATTAAATAAAAATTTATTAATGTTGAGTAATGGATTTATCATACCTCTTTTACCAGATAATTTTTGTATAAAATCATTACAAATGTTATTAACAGTATTAACAGAATGGAAAATATGGTTGACAAAAGCTCAAAAAATAACAAAGGATTCTTCATATCCTTATCCTGAAAAAGCACAACCACGTCTTTTGAGTTTGGTTATGCGTGATTGGCGTGATAATGAAAATGAATTTGAAAAAATATATGATCATATTTATAATATTTTTATACCAAAAATCAATAGAATAAATATGTTATCAAGTTCTTATTATTTTTCAAAAATTTCAGATATAAAAAATGATGCTTATTTAAATGACATAGAAGAATTGTCTGAAATGATTAATATCTTCAAATAACATGGTGTAAAAATGGCAATTATAAGAAACAGAGCAAGATGTAGAAAATGCAATAGTATCATTGAATCAAAAACAAGACATGATTTTGTGTGGTGCAAATGCAAATCAATTTTTGTAGATGGTGGTAAAGATTATATTCGTACAGGTGGTGATCCAAAAGATTTTGAATCATTAGTTGAATATTCTGTACCGGATTCTGTTGAACAAAAAAATTCACAAGAAATAATTGCTGATGCAATTGAACTTTTGAAATCAAAAAACAGAATCGAACCAGATGGACAAATGAGATTGTTCGATTAAATTCAAACTAAAAATGGTGAAAATTTATTTTACCATTTTTTAATATGAAAAAAATGTTTTCTTTAACATGGAAAAAATCAAAAAGATGTATTATAGGACAATATTCAAATATTGAATATTTGTTATATGATAATATACGATATATTGGTTCAGTAATACTTCTTCAAAACAACAAATGGGAATGGGAAGTTGAAAACAAATATTTAGGAATAAAATATAGCAATGGTTTTGAAAACCATTTATCACTTGCTAAATTAAAAGCAATAAAAGCATTAAATAATGGTGATTATATTTATCCAATTTTCAAAAATAATATTCTAGTTAAAAACAATGAACGTGATGAAATTTTACGCATATTATGTTTTGAAAATATTACTTGACATTTTTATATTTTAAATGTATAATAGTATACATACTAACTAAAAAGTATAAAACAAAACAATTCAATTCACTCATTAAAAAAAGCACATAAAAAATGAAGAAACCACAAAGAAAAACAAATAAGCAAATCAATCGTAATCTAAAAAGAGCACGTGTTTTAGCAAAACGTGTTGATGCCGATAAAAAAGCAAAAATCAAATTGGTTACTCGTCTTCAAAACAGAATTGAAGCAGAAGAAGCAACGGATGAAACGTTTGAGTTTCAACATCCTAAAGGTAAAGATTACACATTAGGTGATCTTGTACAAGAAAATCTTGTACCAGAAAATTTGGTACCAGAAAATCTGGTATAAGAAAATCTTATCCAAAAAAAAAATAAAAAGGTTCATATAAATATGAACCTTTTTATTTTTTAAAAAATAATAAATAATATATATAAAATTTCTATTTAAAAAAGGATAAAATATGACACAATTAAAAACATTCAATGATTTCAAATCAAATAATAACGTATTAAATGAAGTAACATATAAATATAACCCAGATGTATATAATAATGCGTTGTCAAAAAATGCACTAAAAAAAAATCCATTATCATTAGACCAATTTAATGATACATTTGCAGAAAAAGAAAAAATAAGAATACAAGATATCATAGATGAATATATTATAGTTGCAACATATGATAATATAAAATATATCATATTTGAAAATACATATATCAATTATGATGATTTTTGGTCATTAGATGTGAAATTAGTAAATAATAACATAATAGAAGAAGATAAATATGAAATAAGTAGTAGAATAAAATACAATGAATATGATCCAAAATCATTTGAAAAAAATAAAAACAAATTTAGTCAAATGTTATATAATATCAAAGAATTTATAAACAGACAAAATATAACAAAACAAGAATTTGATACAATGTTAGAATATTAAAAAAGAAAAAAAGAAATAGAATTATCTATTTCTTTTTTTTTCTTTATTAATCAAAATATTTAACAACGTTTTTTCTAAAATACCTACCTAAAATATTCTCATTCAAAAAATCCTCTTTCCATAAAGCATCATGTTTAAAAATCTCATCAGTTTCTTTAAAATTAGTTTCACCTTTTGTTTTGCATAAATGAAGAATTTCACGTTTAAAACGTAATGGGTCATTTTTAGCCAAAGTTTTTAAATCTAAATGAGAACTATAATAAGATTTCCAATCACTAGGTTGACGTTTTCTACGAGTTTGACCATTAATTTTACGCAAACTCCATAAATATTTTCTACCAATATACTTTTTATTAGTTTGTGTATCAGTAATGATATAAACAAACCCATAATATTTTTGTAAATCAGTTTCTTCTATAATTTGATTTTTATAAATCCATTTATTAATATATAATTTTTCTTTCATAATATTTAAAAAATAACAATATTTGTATTATCATTATTAGATTTCCATAATTTATAAGACATTGAAACAGTAATTTGTTGAACTTGATTAGTGTTAGCATAACCATAAGAAACTTCTGAAATAGAACTAGGCCAAGCAGCATAAAGAGTGATACCATAAGTTTTATTTCCTTGTCTATCTAATTGCCATATTTTTATATCTTGTGTATATTCAATAAAAAAATTCAAACTATTATCATTAATATTTATAACAGCAGTTTGCCATGCATCAAAAAAATGACGTTGACTTAATTCACTATCAGCATAAAAAGCAAAAGTCAAAGGATCATAAACTGATTGAGAATAAGGAATATGAAATGGTGCGCTATGTTGAGAATGCAAATAATATTGTAATGTTCTACCAGGCATCGTACAAGTATGACAAGCTATTTGTATTGCACCATCAACATTTAATTGCATACCTAAATTTGTCAAATTACCTGCTGTACTTTCTGAATTTAACCAACTACCAGAATCATTAATACCTGGTGGCATTTGCAATTCAATTAAAAAACGACTAGGTGAAGCAAATCCTTTTGTAAATTTACTTAAAAAATTTGATATATTACATTTTTGTGTCATCTATTTTTTTTAAATTTTTGTATTGGTAGTAAAATAATATTATCCCATTCTTTTATATTAATTTTTATAAGATTAGATTTAATATTATTAAATAAATAACGATGTATACATTGATTATATAATTTTGATAATTGATAAGATATACGATTATTTGATTTTTTAGTTTTAAATTTTATCAACTCTTCTAATAATTTTTTTCTTTCTAATAACGGTAAATAATGCAAATTTAATCCTAAAAAATATGAAGAATTAATTTCTAAAGGTATAACTAAAGGAAACTTATCCCATACTGGTAATATATCTTTATATTTTGGATCATATATAAAAAAAAACATTTCACCAATAAAAGTATCTTTTTTGATATTAAAATACTCTTCTTTTTTAATATTTTTTATTTTATTATAAAACCAATTCATTTTTTATTTCATTAATAATGATGGTTTTAATAAACCAGGTTCAGGTCTTCCAGTCTGTATTATTTTTATTTTCCCCTCTTTAAATGCTTTATCAAATATTTGTTGCATTACTCCTAATCCATAATCATTTTCAATCATAGGACGATCTAAAATTTGAGTATAAGGAAACATATATTTTCTTGGTTTAAGTTTTGCAATAAGTGATAAAAGCAAAATACCTTGATTCCATGATAATGCTTTAACACCAAAATCTTTTAATGTTGGTAATTTATTAATTTTATTTGTTAAAGCATCAAGTTCTTTACTTGTTATTGTATCCCAATCAATATTTTTTAATAATTCTTCATTTTCTAATATAATATTTTCTGATATAAAATTATTTTGCCATTCTGTAAAAGTTTTTGTTTTCATTTTTTTACCTTGTTTGTGATTATCTGTTATTCATTAGTTATATTATAATATTTATATAATAAAAAATCTATTTGTTTTTTATATTTAGTTAAATTATTTTTATCTTGATAAATATTATCAACTAAATTTATAATATCATTTTGTAATTTTAAATTATCAGGAATAGGAATTTGGTATAAATCAGATATTTTGATTTGAGGTTGTTTACCATTATTAATACGAATAATTCTTCTATTAATTGCAAAAAATGTATATAAATCTGAATTAAGTAAACCACATAAATATTTTAAAAAAGAAATAGATTTAATAGACTTATCATAAAGACTAAAAATATATAAACTATTATTTGCTGCACCTATTTTATTTTCATATGTAGCAATTAATTCATTTGATGATTGTCTTATAAATATTTTTGGATTTTTATATGTTTCAATATTACCTAATCCAATTCTTTTTTTATTTTTTATACCTTTTTTTGTTAATTCAATTTTTATATCTTCATTTATCTTATTACGCAATTGTTCATCATAAACAAAATATTTATCATATACAAGTGAAGAATATTTATATTTCAATCCTTTTGATCCTTCATAATAGGGAAAAACATTTTCTTTCTTATTATCATTATTATATATAGTAAATTCTTTTTCCTTATTTAATAACATAGTACAAGTTCTTAAATTTTTATCAGGATATAAATCTTTTAATAAAGGCTCTTGTTTTTTAAAAATTTTATCTAAAATGATTTGATTTTTTTCATCAATAATACGATATTTATATTCATCATTTTTAACATACCATTTAGATTGATTAATATATTGTTTTTTATTTTTTTCATAATCAATAACTAATACATTATTTGATTCAACTTTTTCTTTTTCTATAGTAATAATAAGTTGACCACTAACTACATAATCAAAACCTTTAATATTATAATACAAATTATGTATTTTCACATTTTCTAAAAGATATTTCCTACAATATAAATAAGCTGTTTCAAAAAAAGCTATATCTATTATGAAACATAATTTACCATTATTTTTTAAAAAATCTATACTATGTTCTATGAATAACATAATATAATTTATTTTTCCATTTTTTAATGTATTAGGAAATTGTTTATAATTTTTAAGATAATAAATTCGTTGTTCTTCATTTTTCTTTTTATCTCTTCTACCATAAAGTGATATATATGGTGGATTACCTAAAATAAAATTTATCATATAATACTTTTTTATCTTTTATAGTAAAATCACAACATAATGAATTGAAATTACCATTATATTTTTTATTGAAACATTTATAATAAAAACAGATAATATTTTCTTTTGTTTTTTCAATAAAATGTGGATTAATATCTATAAAAAAAATATTTTCATCTATAAATTTTTCAATTAAAAAAGGATTTTGTGATATAGTATATGCTTTTTTTAATATACCTATTATAATTGATCCTTCTCCGCAAGAGGGTTCTAATATAAATGATGAGAATATTTTTTCATCATTTGGAAGACATTCAATTATTTTATCTATTATTTTTTCATTTTCAGTAAAATAAATACCATTATTCATTTTTTAATTTACAGATACCTAATTCATATTCAGTCATTATCATAAAAATAAACCCTATTGTTTTAGCATATTTTTCTGCGGCAATCCATTTATCATAATTAAGTTGCCATATTTTTTGTTCATTCAATATTGTTTTTTTATGACGTTTTTTATTATCAATAATATCTTTTTTTAATAAATATTTGCGAAAATAAGGTGGTACTTGACTAAAAGGTTTAATTTCAATTATCATTTTTTTTTCATTTCCATTTGTATCTATAGCCAACACCCAAAAATCTGCATAATAACGTCTTATTCGTTTATCTAATTGACTATAATATGGAATTGATTTTATTTCACTACCCCATTTTTTAACATTTGGATTAGTATCACACCAAATAGCAAATTTTCTTTCCCAACTACTTCTTATTGTTATATTATTTATATTACCAACATATTTATCAATATTTTTTGGTATAAATTTTGTTATTTTTGGATAAAAGTTATTCATAATATTTTTGTTTTTTTTTATAAAAATAAATAAGTAATATATTATTTATTAAAGGAGAAAATATGTTAAAATCATTTTATGAGTATTTATTAGAATGTACAATATATTCAACTAAAGATTTAATTGATTTAGAAAAATTTGCTGATCGTATTTTGAAAAAATTAAATATTGATATAGAATTTACTCATCATTTTGGTGAAAGATTGAGTGATAAAAGAAATGAACCATGTATAAAAATAACTGAATTACAACAATTATTTAAAAAAATAAAAAAAGAAAAAGGATTAAAAATAAAAAATCATAAAGAAAAAGAAGCAGTATTAGTTGATATTCAAAATGATTTAAATCTTCCTTTTGTTATTACTATCAATAATAATGGTGAATTTATATTAACATTAAAAACAATAATGAGAAAACAAAATTTCAGAACATCAGATAAAAAAATATTTTATGGTGGTGAAGAATAAAATGGCAGAATTATATTATCCAACATTATTAGCAGATACAGAGGCTTATCCCGCTAATATAATGTTTACTTTTTATGAAAGAAAAGACACATCATCAAGTAGCATAAAAGATATTGTGCATTTATATATGCCAGAAAATTTCGGACAACCTTCCACAGTATCATGGGACCAATTTAGTAAATTAGAAAGTACAGGAAATTTAGTTACAAATATTGGTAAAGTAATACCAGGTGGTGATTCTGCAATGGTTCGAAAATTTCAATCATTTTTAAATAAATATGGTAATGTTGCATCTGATATTATTGGTAGAGTTAAAAAAGGTTCAGGTACAATGTTTAATCCTTATATAGCACAAGATTTTAAAGGTGTTGATTTTAGAAAATTCCAATTTTCTTTTACCTTTGTTCCTTTTTCTATGAATGATTGTGAAAGAATAAAAGAAATTTTAAATATTTTTAGAAAATGGTCTTTACCATCTGGTCCATTTGGTGGAGCAAATTCAGCATTTTTAAATTATCCTGGTGAAGTAGAAATCCAATATCAATTTGGTGATGGTGAAAATCCATGGATACACAGATTTAAACGTTCTGTAATAACTACATTAGATATAAATTATACAGGTGCAGGTCAATGGACAATGATGAGAAATGGTTTTCCAACAGAAACAACTATGACTATAGCATTAGGTGAAATTCAAATAGTAGTCAGAGAAGATATTGAAGAGGGTTATTAAAAATGAGTTTCTTTTTTAAACATTTTCCAAAAATTAATTATTCATTTATTAATGAAAAAAATAATAAAAAAAGAATAGTTACTAATATATTAACAGCTTTTTTTCTTCGTAAAATTGGTTTTAATAGAAGTTTAATTTTTCAATATTATACAATAAGAGATGATGATTCAATAGAAAGTTTAAGTAACAAATTATATAATACAACTATGTATTATTGGACATTATTAGTAGTAAATAATATCATAAATCCATATACAGAATGGTCAATGCCACAAACTGTATTAGAAAAATTTACAGAAAAAAAATATAAAAATGGAATACAAATACAAAAAAAGGATAAAACATATTATACATTATCAAATAGTATTGGTTTATATGGTATAAATCATTTTTTTAATATAAAAACACAAAGAAAATGTGATGATGTAGATGAAATATATTATAGAGAAATGTGGAATAAATATAAAAAAATAAATATTGATTATATTATACCAATAACAAATTTTGAACATGAAAAAAATATTGATATAGAAAATCGTAAAATACAAATAGTAGGATCATATTATATATCAAATTTTCAAGAAGATTTTTCTAAAATGTTAAGGAAATAAAATGCGTGTAGAAAATTCAGGCGCACATGGTGATATAAAAGTATTAGAAGTTATGTTGGATGAAAAAGATATTACTCTTTTTGTCAATATAATACAAATATTTCAAGATATTTTTATACCTTGTTGGAGTATTAGTATTATTATAGAAGATTCGGCTAATATATTAATGACTATTCCTATCAGACCAGGTAGTAAATTAACTGTAAAAATTGAAACATCTGTAAATAGTGTATTAGATGGTGAAAAAACATTTGAATTTATCATATATAAAATAGGAGATAAAGTATCAAAAGGACAAATGCACTATCAATATACATTATATGGTGCTAGTGAAAGTTTTATTAAAAATCAACAAATAAGAATCCAAAAAACTTATGCAAATAAAAAACCAGAAGAAGCAGTTGGTAATATTGTACAAGAATTTTTAGGTGGGTCATTAAGTAATAGTGATAGAAGTGATATTAATTTTCATGTAATTATACCAAATTGGAATCCTTTTATTGCTTGTTGGTGGTATGCTAAGGTAGCATTAAAAGAAAATAGAAGTGATTATGTTTTTTTTATGAAAGATAATAATCAATATTGGTTTAAAAGTATAGAAGTATTATATACAAATGAAGATACAGGAATAACATTTAAACAATTACCAACTGGTTTTCGTAATGAAGCTGGTGATATTGAAGAAGATTATTGTATAATGATTAATAAATATGAAGTTTTTCATTTTGATAGTATGGCTAATCTTAGTACAGGTTTTTATGGTACAAAAGTAATGAGCTATGATGTTATAAATAAAAAATGGTCAAGTAAATCTTTTAATTATGGTGATGATTTAGAAGCAGATAAAGAAAAAAAATCATGGGATATATTTGATGGATCAGAAAATGCTAATATCAATTTTTTACCAAAACATCCTGGTATGCACTCTAATTCTACTATAAATGATCAAATTGATAATTGGCAACCTTCTCGTAAATCACGTTTAATGAAATTAGAACAAGATAAATTACAAATACAATTTCCTGGTGGTGGAAAAGTATGGGATTTTTTAGGAAAAAAATGTAAAGTTGATTTACCAAGTAAACAAGATATAGAAGATGAAAAATTAGATAAATTTTTCAAAGGTGATTATTTAATATCTCATGTGCAATATTTTATTACACAAAATAATGTCGTTAATAATTTAGAATTAATAAAAATAAGACATGAACAAAAAATGACATCAGGAGGATAAACAATGTTTGATATTGATATATGGTTTAGAAATCAATTTACTTATCAAAATGAGTTTATTGAAGAACAAATTAAAAATGTTATTAAAAAAAATCAAATTAAAGGTTTTATTAGAAACCATGAAAAACAACCAGTTTGTATTGATTTAGTTTATTTAGAAAAGGAAGAAATAGAAGATGAATAAAATGAATACTGGTGCTTTCAGTATGGGTGATTTTGTTTGGTGGTATGGTTGTGTTGAAGACCGTATGGATCCAGAAAAATTAGGAAGATTAAAAATAAGAATATTTGGTTATCATACAGAAGATAAAGAAAAAATAAAAACAGAAGATTTAATGTGGGCTACAGTAATGCAACCAATAACGAGTTCTTTTTTCCGGTGGTATTGGTAATAGTCCAACAGGTATAGTAGAAGGAACATTTGTTGTTGGATTTTTTTTAGATGGTAATAATGCACAAAATCCAATAGTAATTGGTACAATTGGTGGTAAACCACATGAACGAAATAAAGAAAAAGGGTTCAATGACCCAAATGGTATATATACTCGTTATGAAATTGGTGAAGCAGATACTAATAGAATGGCTCGTGGTGAGAAAAAAGAAAAAACTCCAGCTAAATGGAGAGAAGAAAATATTGATATAGCACAAATAGCTTTTGGTGGTAAATTTGAAGAACCAAAAACTCCTTATGCTCCTCAATATCCTTATAATCATGTACGTGAATCTGAACCAAAACCTGGTTCAGATGTTAAAGATAATGATCCGCCTGCTAATTGTGGACATATAGAAGAATGGGATGATACACCTGGTGCTGAACGTATTTATAAACAACATAAATCTGGTACTTTTTATGAAATACATCCTGATGGTAAAAAAGTTGAAAAAATAATCAATGATCGTTATATAATAATAGAAAAAAATGATCATCTTCATATTAAAGGTGAAGGACGTTGTTCAATTGATGGTAATATTAATGTTTTAGTATCTGGTAATGCTTATATTGAAGTTCTTGGTGATTGTCAAGAATTTATACATGGTAATTATAATTTGCATATTGGTGGTAATTGGGATATACAAGTAGATGGACATCTTTATGCTAATAGTGATTTACATTTGAAATTTAATTCTGAAAGAATTGATTTGAATTGAAAATCTATTCAATTAACCATGTTTTTTGTTTAACATAATTTTATATTTGTATTACCAAATATTTTTTCTTCACCATAATCTGTTTGAATTATGAATGGTTTATCTTTTTGTATTAAATCATAATCTTTTTGTGTTAATGTATATTCAGTTTTTCCTTCTGGTCTATTTATTATAAATTTATCGCCAACTTTTAATTGTTTGATTTCTGTTTGTTTATTTTCTTTTTCAAGAATAAATTCGTTAAATGATTTCATATTGTTTTCCTTTTAGTTTTATTATATTTATTTATTTAAAAATTAAAGTAAAAAAGTAGAAAGTAAAAAAAAATGTTGACATTGAAAGGATAAAAAAATGTTTGGTAAAGGTAAAAACGTAAAAATTTTCAACACGTATTGCTTCTAAAGAAGCAACGAAAATTTGTCAATTTTTGTTATACCTTGTTTGAATTAAACATATTGATAAAAAAGTAAATGCCAAAAATAATTGAGCTAATACAAATGAATCTTAAAGAAAAAAAACCAAAACACTAAAAACTTTTTGGATCACCAATTATTGAGACCAGATATTTTTTCACAAAGTCAATGGGTATATTAAAACAGGTACCAGATTTCTTTTGTAGATGGTTTAGAACATTTTTTACCATCCAAATATTATTGATCATGTCAATTAATGGTCAATATCTTTTAACCAAATCAGAAAAAGAAAATAAATAAAAAAAGTAATTGACAATTTTATAATTAATATGTATAATAATATAGATGGTTCAGTTTTTGTTAATTCTGTTTTAAATTACACTGATAAATAAAATATAATGGATGAAGTTGATTCACTATATTTTAGAATGGTTGAAATAAAAATAAATATAAAAGTAATTGTAAAAAAAGGATAAAAATTATGGTAGCAACATTTGAAGAATTTTTAACAGAAAAAATTGGTGATTTTAGAAAAAATAAATTAAATTGGAATTTAAGTATAACAAAAGAAATTGTTGGTTATTTATTTGACATTATAATGGATGAAACAAATACTTTTATTGATGATAAAGGTAATTTGAATATGTATGCTATAGAAAAAACATATGGTACTAATTATATAATTGATTTATTAAATTTTTTGCTTAAACATGATAAATATAAAAATTGGTTTAAATATAAAGGAAAAAATAAATATCAATTCAATAAAAATATTTTAATTAATACAAATATTCAAAACATAATGGTACAAAATATAGCAGATTTTAATTTAATTTAAAAAAAAAAAAAGTTCATTTTTTAATGAACTTTTTTTTGTTTATTTTATAATGATTGTATTTTTAAAGATTCATTATTTTTTCTTAATGTTATCTTTAATATACCATCTTTTAATGTAGGTGTATCTATTTTACCATAATTATCATTAGTTATTTTTAATATATGTCTGATATAAGATGTAGAAAACCCTTTATTAATCCATTCAACTTTTTCACCATCAATCAAATCATTATCACATTTATTAACATCATTATCACATTTATTATCAACATTCACATTAGAATTTGAATTATTTTTATCACATTCAATAATAATAAATTGTCCTTTTCTTCTAACATCAATTTCATTTTCTTTAAAACCAACAACAATCAATTCAAAAACAAAATCACCTTGTTTATTAATATATATATTATATGGTTGAAAATTATAATTATTCATTTTCATTTCTTTTTCATGTTTTTGTATTACATCATTGTAAATGTCATCAATAAAATGTCTTAAATTAAAATTGTCACGAATGTCAGAATATTCCATTAGTATATTTCTCCTATGTTTAAATTTTTATTTTTTGTTTTTGTTAATAAAATTTTTTCTTTATTTATTTTTTTTAATCGTTTATCAATTAAATTAATACTGATATTTAATGCTTTTTCATAATCATCAAAAGCACAAAATCCATCATGTTCAAATCCATTTTTATTTATCCACCTATCATAACCATTTATATTTATTTTCCATTGTGTATTATTTTCTTGTAAAATATTTATTTTTGAAAGATTAAATGTAAACATATTTATCAAATAAATATTCATTTATTAAGCACTCCATCATAATTGTCAATATTAAATCATACACCCATCTTTACCAGTACAAGCTAATTCTTGCATACTAGTAGTCATATCATCTTTTTCATAATTACCAATTTTATTAAAATCAATATCAGGCATATTATTAACAGCTTCTAAATATTTTTCTTCATTAATTTCTGTAAATGGTGCTTGTTTATAAATACCACCAGAATAAGGAAGAAAACTAATACCACCAATATCATTCCAATTATTAAAAACCCATGCACCAACAGACATCCATTCATCAGGTCTAACATAAACTGTTATACTAACATTATGGTCTGTCCAATAATCTCTAAACATTTTATAATGTTCTAATTGTTCAATTGATGATCTATCATTTCTCATTACACTATTTTTTGGTGATTTTTTAGGAAAACTAAAAATAGTAGTCGTATCTAATGCAGAAAGATCTGGTTCATTAGGAACATTTTGATCTTTCATTAATTGTGTTAAAGGATCATTATTATCAGCTCTAACTGTTCTTATATAATATTCAGAAAATCTAGGATGTATACCAGATGATGAATTAACTAATTCTGAAACTGTACCTGAAGGTTTAACTGTAGTGCAGGCTGCTGCTTGATTGATTCCTAATTTTTTAGCCCATTCTTTATTGGTATCAATACATACTTGTTTCATAGTTTTTAACATATTACGTGCTTCATCTATATTTTGTGATAATATAGGATGATCCATAATACCTGTTAAACTTACTCCTAATAATCGTTCTTCTTCTGCATTTTTTTGCCAAATTTTTCTTAAATATCTAAAATTAGTCAAAGTGCTTTGAAATGTACCAATAATAGTAGCAATTTTTATTTTTTGAATAAGTATTTCTAATGTATCTTCTGGTCTTATAATAACTTCACTTAAATTACAAAAACCACAATTAGGCAATAATATTTCAGCACAAGGATTAGTCAATAATACAAATTTAGGATCACGTCTACCTGATTCTTCTGCTTTTTTCTTAGCTGCAACTCTATTAAAAATACCACGTTCACCTGATTTACTTTCAATCAAACTCAACCATTCTTTTAAAAATATTTCAATTTCTGGTTTTTCTGTATAAGCAGCACTATTATTTGCTAATTTACGTTGATCATTATCTGTCCACCATTCTCCTGTTTTAGCATTTCGCATTCTATCATCACTTAAATTGCTTAATGATATAGTTGCTGATCTTCTTACACCACCAACAACAACAATAGATGCTATTTTACAAACAATATCATGACATTCTAAACTATTTAATTTTCTACCAGCAGCATTACGAAAAATAGGTATAATAAATTCAAATAAATCATTTAATGGTTCTGGTCCACTAGCTCTACCACCAAATATTTTTAATCTTTCACCTTTACCTCTAATTTTCGATAAATCCCATTTAGGAACTTCACCAGCATATAATAAAGCAATTAATTGTCTTAATGCTTTAGCCCATCCTATTTTACTATCATGTACACTAATAACAGTATCTGCATCATTAAAATCTTCATTTATAATTGGTAATGAATTTATAAATTGTCTTTCAACACTAAAACCAACACCACAACCAACTAATAACAAATATAATATTTCATCAAAAGCTCTTGGTGTATCTATACAAATAGCAGAACAATTAAAACCAGCTGCGTTATCTCTTTCTAATGCTTTTCCTGCAGACATCAAACAACGCATACTAGGCATTACTTCTAAATTTAATATTGCATTACGAATCATTTCTTTTGGATAAATTGATTCATTTGTTTCTGAAAAGAAATTTACATATCTATCAACAGTTTCTTCCCATACTTCTCGTCTTTTTAAATTTCTATCCCAACGTGCATATCTACTTAAATGAATATATTCTTGATATTCATCCATTATTTTTTTTACCATTTATTAATTTATACCTTTTATTGTTGAATAACCATATTCATTCTTTTTAATCGTAATAGTCTCATCAAAATTATCAGCCCATTTTTGATTATCAGGTGAAATTGTTATTATTTTAATACCTGAATTTTTTAAATCATTAAAAAGATTTATTACATTTTCAGTACCTATATTATCTAAACTAGCATCTAATATTTCATCAAATATGATAAAATTCACTGCCATATTATTTTGAAATTGACAAATATCACGCCATGTCATCATTAATGCTAAATCTAATCTTATTTTTTCACCTTCGGAAAATGCCATATAAGTAACATCATTTACACCACGTGCTGTTAATTGTTCTTCAAAATTTGAATTTAATTTGAATTTTACAAAAAGTCCTAATTTTTGTAAATATATATTCATTGTGTTAATTATTTTAGGTATATAACTTTTTATAATATTGCTTTTTATACCTGTATCTTTTAATATATTAGATAAAAATTTTAAATGTTCTAGTTCATTTATTGATATATTATATGATTTGTAAATTATATCATATTCATCTTTTTTTATTTTTAATTTTTTTTCATTTTCTTCTATTCTTTCTAATAAACTTGTATTATCAAAAGATTTTTGGTTTTTTAATTGTATTATTAATTTTTTAGTATGATTTATTGATATTTGTAATTGTTGAATTGAATTATCTATATTATTGTTGTATTTTATTTTTTCTTTTTCTTTTTCTATTATAATATTAGTTTGTTGTATAGTTTCTTTTAATGTATCATATTTTTCATTATATATATTTTTTTTATTTATTAATGATTGTATTTTTTCTTCTTTTGTATTATTATTTAATTCTATTTCACAAGTAGGACAAATTGAATTATTTTGAAAAAAATATATTTTATTTTGTATTTCATTTATATTAATTTCAAATTTACTTTGAAAATCATATAATTTTTGTATTTTTATTCTTAATTCATCAAGATCATAATCAATATTTTTTTTATGATTTGTTTTTATTATTATATCTTTTTCTTGTATTTCTATAGTATCAGTATATGATTTTATTTGTTCATTTATATATTGTTCATGTTGTTTTTGCTGATTTATTTGTTCATTTTTGAAATCTAATATATGTTTATTTAACAATTCTATTTCTTTTTGATATAAATTTAATTTATTTTTTTCATTATCTATATTATCTTTAAGTATATTAATATTAATTTTATTTAATTCATTCATTGTACTAAAAACATTAAGATTAAGTACATTATCAATGAAATTACGTCTTTCTGATAATTGCAATCTTAAAAATGCTATATAAGTAGCTTTACCTAATATCACAATTTGATTAAATGATTTATAATCAATTTTTAATATATTTTTTTCTAAATAATCTTGATAATCTTTAATATTAGAATTTTGATTTATTATTTTATTATTCTTATATATTTCAAAAATTGCTGGTTTTAAACCTCGTTTTATATAATATTGATTTTCATTTGTTTTAAACCATATTTCAGCAATTAAATTGCTATTATTTTTATAATTAATCAATTCATTTTTATTTATTTTTCTAAATGCTTTACCATATAATACAAAACATAAAGAATCTAATAAATATGCACTTTTTCCTGATCCATTTTTACCTCTAATTAATACACTTTTATTATCATCAAACATAAATGTTGTATAATTATTTCCAAAAGATAAAAGATTTTTAAAACGTATTTTTTGAAATGTTATCATCTTGATTGTTCATTAAGTTCGTTAGCAGATATATATAAATCTTTTATTAGTATATTTAATTTTTGTTTATCTAATTTGTAACTAATATTTAAATCTTTTATATAAGTCATTATGATTTCTGGTATATTAGTGATGTTTTCACATATTTCAACCATATTTGCATCTTCATATATAGTTTCTTCTACTATTTCTACTAAATAACATATTTTTTGTAATTTTTCTATCAATATATTTAATTTTGTATAATTTTTCGTATTTGGTATATCAATTATGATTTTTAAAATACAATTTTTATATTTTTCATAATTGATTTGTATATCATTTATATTAAAATTATCATTATATATTAAAATTTGATAAATATCAATAGGATTAGGTATGAAAGTTAATAAATTAGTTGATAAATCAAATATATGAAAACCTTTTTTATAACCATATTCATCCCAACGTGTTTGATAAGGATTACCCATATAATAAATATTTTTATTTGATGCACGTATATGAAAATGACCAGAAAATACACGATCAAATTTTTCAAAAATATTAGGGGATAAACCATCTTTACATAATAATCCTTTCATCATTTCAAAATCATTAATATCAAAATGTCCACATAATATTGGTACATTTATTTTTTCTATCCAATTTAAATATTCTGATTTTTTATCTATTGGTATCCAATTAATAAATCCTATTTTTTGTTCTGAATATTCTATGATTTCATAATCATTTATTAATTTGATATAAGGTGATATTATTATTGATGTTTTTAAATTATCTATAATATTAGTGTTTTTATAATAAATATCATGATTACCACTAATGCAAATAACATTTATTTTTTTATTTACAAATTCTTTAAATAAAGTATTAACATATTTTAATATTTGAAAGTTAATTTGTTTTCTATTATCAAAAATATCACCTAACATCCAAACATTATTTATTTTATTTTTTTCTATATATGGAAAAAAAGTATCATTAAAAAATTCTTTCATTTTATCAAAGAAAAAAGAACTATTATTACGAACACCAAAATGTAAATCTGATAATATTGCTATTTTTGTCATTTTTTTTATTTTCAATAATTATTATTATAATCAAAATTACCATGTATTTGATCATTTGTTATATCATCTTCATAATAAGGATGTTCTGGTTTATGAAATAATTCTGTATTTATTAATAATTTATCTCTTAATTTTTCTTGTTGTTTTTCTTTATTCATTTGATATAAAAAAGCATTCCATATTACTTGAGTAAAAAAACCATAAGGATTGGGTTGTTTATTTTTTTGATCTTTTCTTTTTTCTATGGATATATTAGGATTATATTTTTTAACTGCTTTTATTGCAATTACAATAGCTTCACTAATAAATTCATCTTTATATGTATAATTTGCAAAATTATATCTTGTACTTATTTTTTGACACATTAATAAAAGCATTTCTCCTATTTCATTTGAAATAGGATAATTAGGATTTTCTAATCTTTTATAATAATAGTCATTCATTACTTTAATAAATCGTTTGGGATCTATATAATAATTATTTTTTTCTTTTTTATTTTTTTCCATTTTTTTTTATAATTTAAGTTGTGAAAAATATGTATTAAATTTTTCTGTTTTATATAATTTTATTCTTTTAATACCATGGATATAAGTATAATTAAATTTATAACTTATATTATCAATAATATCTATAATAATAGATTTATCTTTATCTTTAGATTTACGGAGTGTTCTACCAATACTTTGTAAAATTCTAATAGGTGCTTTAAAAGGATGTGCTAAAATAGCACATTGAAGATTTGGTATATTTGCACCCATACTCATTGTACCAAAACTTGCAAATAAAAGAATATTATCATATTTTGACATTACTGTACGAATATATTCACGTTCATTTACATCAACATTTCCTATTATTTTGAAAATTTGTTTATCATGTTTTTCGACTTCTTTTTTTGCCATATCATATAATATATCACCATGTTTTTCTATATAATTAAAAAGAACAATAGTATTATGTTTTTGTTTAAATGCTGTATCTAATATAAAACGATTTCTTTTTTCATCTGATATAATATAATCAATTTCTTTTTGATATTCTAATTTTGTATTAAAATTAGTATTATGATTTAATTGTATACAATATATATTTAAATCATTAATAAAACCTTCTTTTATTAATTCAGATGTTGTTTTTGTTTTATATAATAACCCAAACCATGCTCTACATTGTAATTCATGTATTTTACCATCTAATGTGCCAGTAAATCCATAACGATATTTTAAATGTTTCATAGATTCAATAATTTTTGTTAATGATTTACTATTTGCTTGATGTGCTTCATCACATATAAAACAATCAAATTGTTTAAACCATGATGGTGGTTGTTTTATTAACATCTGCCATGTAGCTATTATTATTCTACGAGGTGAATTTTTATCTCCTCCTGATATCATTTTATATCTTTCATCACATACTATATAATCATCTTCATAAATATTTATATCATTATATAATTGTTCTACTAAATTTATTTTTGGTACACTGATTAATATTTTGAAATTTGTATTTTCTATGAAATATCTTAATAATAAATATATTATGAGACTTTTTCCACTTGCAGTTGGGCTTAGTATGAATGCTGAATTTGCTTTTAAACAAAATTCAAATGCTTTTATTTGGTAATCATAAGGATATAATTGTAATTTATATAATGTGTTTTCTTCCCATTTTTTATATTTTTCTTCAAAATTAATAGGGTATAATTTTGGATCTATTGTATATGTATAATTATATTTTTGAAAAATTTTTATTAAATCAAATAATAAACCATTTGGAAAAGTATTATTTTTTAAATTAAATAAATGGATTTTTCCATCCCATATACCATATTTAAATTTTGGCATATATTTATAACCTTCTGTAAAAAAAGAAAAAGCGTCATATATGATTTTTTTCTTTTCTTTGTCTTTACAATAAATAATATTATATAATTCATCACGATATTTTATATAAAAATCTTTTTCATTTTCATTCATTAATTATTGACCATTTTTAAATTGTTCAAATGCTATTGCATCACGTATAGCAAAACCACGAGTATTTATTACATTTTTTATGAAATCTTGCAACATATCTACTTTTGTTTTTTGTAAAAATATTTTTCTATCTATAATCATTAATTCTTCATCTGACTCCATATAAATATCTAAATCAACTTTTTTAACCATTATATGTAATGGTTGTTCTTCATATACTTCATCATTACATTTTCCTAAATAATATTCAAATTTTATTTTTTTTAATTTTTGATATTGATATTTTAATTGTTGCAAATCTATTATTTCTAACATCATTATTTTATAATATTTATTGTGTAATTCAGATGTTCTTAAACTTTCATATGATAATTCAGAACGATTTATTTTAACATCTTCATTCATTAATTTTTGTATTTCATTTATTTGCATTGGTTTATTTTGGTAATATATTTTTGAATGTAAAATATTGATATGTAAATTCTACATCAAATGTTATGATTTGTGAATCAGTTATAGCACTATCAAATGATATACTTGCTAAATTGGTTGGAAATGCACCAAAAAATTCAAATACTATTATATTTTGTTTATTGGCACTTAATATATGAAGATTAATGTTTCTTATTAGATTTCTATAATCATCCATGTCAATAAAATCACGTAACCAATTATGTAAATAAATATAATTTTGAAAATCTTCATCCATTAATATTACACAATTAAATTCAGAATATACAACATAATTTCCTGGTGCATTGGCTTGATGATGACGAATACTTGATTCTTTACCAGACATACTTACTGTTGGTAAAGTACATGATTGTATGAAAAAATTTAATTCTGGGGCATTTGTTATTTCTAATTTGTAATTATTGTTTTTTGCTAAATTGTAATTCATTGTTATATTATATGAAAGATATGTTTAAATGTCAATATTTATTTATATTTTTATAAATATAAATAAATATTAACATTAATTAAAAAAAAAGGAGATACAATGTATATAAAACGATTTAATTCATGGTTACAAGAAGCTATTAGTGCAAAAAATTCTAAAGCTGCTAATAATATTATTGAACGTTATTTAAAACGTAAATTAAATAGTATTGTTACTATGTTACCACCTGAACAATTTGAAAATAGTAAAAATAAAGGTTTTGGTATTCGTTATATCTACGATTCAATAAAATGTATTCGTTTTAATTGGCGTGGAAAAAGTTTAAATGTTATGGCTTTACACAGTATTGATTTATGGGAAAAACCAAATAAAAATCCTGATTGGCATGTCGAATTTAATACTGAAGTTAGTTTAGTGAAAATGTTACCTGCTATTGTTGATTTTATATTAGAAAAAAATAAAAAAATTGGTACTCAAATAGTTTTTCCTTCTGATTTTATGAAAGAAAATTATAATGATGATGATGATGATGAAAATGTTTATATTTTTGAAAGAAAAGAAAATAATAATTATTTAGAAAATATACATAATTTAATTGAAATACTTGAAACATATGATTCTAATTTGATAAATGAACAAACTGGTGAATTATATTTGAATAATATTATTGAACAATATAATATTAATGTATATCATATTATTGAATATATTAGAAAAAATTATTCAAATATTTTTATTGAAAAAAATAATAAAATATATTATAAAGGTAATATAAATATTATACAAGAAAATTTATCTGATATTGTACATAGTTTTAATTCATTAAATAAAAATTTATTAAAAGAAGCAAAACAAGAGGATTTTTTTGATAATTTAATGTTACTTCTGGGTGATCCAGAATTTGAAGATAGAAATGGTTTTATAAATAGAAAAGCTATTGTAGATACTTTTGGTCCATCAACAGCAACATTTTATTCTAAGTTTAGGAATCATCCAAAATATAAAAAATATTTTAGTGGAACAACTAGGGATATCAAATTCATTGGTGATGTTGCTGAATTAGAAGCACAAAAAAATCAAATATTACAAGATTTAGGTGCAAAACAATTCAGAATAACAAGAGGTGCTACTGATGATGAAGTTGGTTCAACAGAATTTGAAGAAAGAATAGAAGCAAAAGGTGGAATAAAAAAAGTTGCATATACAATGCAATTAGAACATCTTGGTTTATTAACACAATTAGTAATTAAAAAGGCCAGTAATGCACTGTTTGTTGCTGGTAGAGGTGGAACAGGAAAAACACAAACAGTTGAAAAAATTCTTGCTGATAATGGTTTACAAGATGGTCATGGTTATGTAAAAATTACTGGTTCTTCTAGTCCTGTTGGTATATATGCAACATTATTTAATAATCCAGATAGTTTAATATTATTTGATGATTGTGATGGTGCTTTAAAAGATCAAGATGGTAGAAATATTATCAAAGCTGCAACTGATACTAAGAAAATTAGAAAAATAGCATGGAATAAAAAAGGATTTTTAACACAACAAGAATATGAATTAGAATTAGCAAGAAGAGAAGAAGAAGATGCACAAGATGAACCTTGGGAAAAATATCCAAATGCTTATGAATTTCGTGGAAATGTTATTTTTATTTCAAATTTAACACTTGATAAATTAGATCCAGATGGTGCTCTAAGAACAAGAGGATATATAATTGAAATAGATCCAACAGATAGTGAAATGTTAGATTATATGGATGAAATAAAACATTTAATTCCAATTGAAGTAGAAGGTGTAAATTCATTATCTGCTGCTGAATTAGATGAAGTAATGAATGGTGTACGTGAAATGGCAAAAAGTCGACAAAAAAATTCTGTAACATTAAGAACATTGGTTCGTGCAGTTCAACTTAAAGCTGCTTTAGGTGATAAATGGAAACAATTAGAAAATTATTTATGATAAAATGATCGTATCAAATGAATCTAATGAAAGACAAATTGCTTTTGAATTTGAACATTATCAAGCAACCCCATCTGCTTTATGGATTATAAATCATAATATGAATTGTCATCCATCTGTGACTATCACAGATAGTGCTGGTACTTGTGTTGAAGGTCATGTTAATTATATTGATTTGAATACTTTGGAAGTTGGATTTACTGGTGGATTCACTGGTTCTGCAATTTTAAGATAATTTATTGACATTTTTATAGAAAAATATATAATTATAATATGAAATATATAGATATAGAAAAACATTTGAAAGATCGTGGAATTGATTTAAGAAAAACACATTTAATAATTGATAATTATAATAATTATGCTGTTTTTCTTTTATATAATTTATCTGGTAAATTAATTGGTTATCAAAATTATAATCCAAATGGTAAAAAATCGATAAATTATTCTAAAAGTAAACTAAAAGATATGTCAACAGAAGAAATGTTTTCATTAATGAAATATTTTACTTATGTTAGTGAAATGGATAAAACTCATCAAATAGCAGTATGGGGATTAGAAACATTAGAAATAACTTCTAAATATTTATTTATAACAGAAGGAATTTTTGATATTATTAAAATACATAATCAAGGTTTTGCCGGTATAGCTGTTTTGGGTAATGATCCAATAAAACTTAAAGGATGGTTATCATTATTACCACAGAAAAAAATTGTAATTTATGATAATGATAAAGCAGGAAAAGAATTAAGGAAACTTGGTAATTGGTCATATACTGTACCAAAACCATATAAAGATTTAGGTGAAATGAGTGATGATGAAGTATATAAGTTTTTGGTGAAAATGAAAATAATTAATTAAAAAAAAAACAACAATAAATAAAAAAATAAAATATCAAAAAGGAATATTATGGCTACGCAACCAAAACAATTTTTAGTTCATGTTAATTTTAATCAAAATGAAATACAAAATGGTGTCATACAAAATTTAGCGACACATCCAACATCTCCTGTTGAACGGACAAATATATACAAATACAACAGATCATAATACTTATCAATATTTAAATGGTACATGGGAAACATGGGTATCTGCAGCATTATTAGGAGTAGCAAATGGTGTAGCAACATTAAATGCTAGTACATTAGTTATTCAAGATCCAGCTAATGCAGTAATCACACCAGCCGCTGATAAAATTGTAAAAGCAAATAGTTCAGGTAAAATAGATAATGGTTGGTTACTTACAGGAACAGGTAATGGTTTAGATTCTGATTTATTAGATGGACAACATGGTACATTTTATTTAGCACGTGCAAATCATACTGGTACGCAACCAGCTAGTACAATCAGTGATTTTGATGCACAAGTCAGAACAAATAGACTTGACCAAATGGCATCACCAACAGCGTCTATTGATTTAAATGGTCAATTAATAACAAATTATACAACGACACCAGTAAATGCTTATGATGTACCAAATAAAAAATATGTAGATGATATTAGTCAAGGTTTAAATGGTAAGACATCAGTTAAAGTAGCTACAACTGTTAATTGTAATTTAACAGGGGAACAAACAATAGATGGTGTTGGTGTTGTAGATGGTGATTTAGTATTAGTTAGAGTTAATACAAATCCAGAAGAAAATGGTACATATATAGTAAAAGATGGTACTGATTGGATAAGAAATGAAGATACTGATACATGGGAAAAATTAATCAGTGCTTTTGTATTTGTTGAACAAGGTGCCACATTAGCAGATTCAGGTTGGTTATGTACAATAGATGCAGGTGGAACATTAGATACTACTGCGGTTACTTGGGTACAATTTTCACAAGCTGGTACAGTTACAGCTAGTAATATTGGTTCTGGTTCTGTTAATGTTTTCAAACAAAAAACAGGTACAGTTTTAGAATTTAGAACATTAAAAGATACTTCATCAATTGATGTTACACAAAATGGTGATTTTATTGAATTTGATGTAATACCAGCTGGTATAAATATCAATTTATTAGGTGGTGGACCATTAACTGTAGCAAATGGTGGTACAGGAGCAACAACAGCATTAGGAGCAAAAACTAATTTAGGTTTTCAAACAAAACATGCTGAAGATATTGGTGATGGTACAACAAAAGAATTTACAATTAATCATAATTTAAATACATATGATGTTATTACTCAAGTTTATAATAAATCAACAAAACATACAGTAGAACCTGATATTGAAAATTATGATGCTAATAATGTTAAAATTAATTTCAATAAAGCACCAACAGCTAATCAATATCGTGTTGTTGTAATTGGTTAATTTTGGTTTAATTTAATATGATGGGAATAATATGGCAAGGGAATTTCTTGGTGTTGGTATAACAGCTATTAAAAATGGTGAAGATGAATTTTTTTATCCGGGTCATGAAACAGCTAATCAAATAAGTGTAGATACTACTAATTTTGATAATTTATTAACACCAAATGAAGATACTGTTCAAAAATGTTTTGATAAAATTAATGATTTTTCTGCTAATGAAATACCAAATATTACTGAATTTGCACAAGATGCTATTGGTAATATTTTAACAAATACTTGGACGATAAATTGGACGTATGATGATATAAATAATATAATAAGTTCAAATATAAATTATCAAATGAGTATAGATAGTGATTCTTTTGGCATAAAATTAAAAGGTGATATTGATGAACCAGGATTATATAAATTTTATGGTACAAATGAAAATGGTATAAAAGGATGGTATGGATTACAAGGTATTTATGGCAATATGATAATTTATAATCCTTTTAGTCTTGATTTTACACATTTTCATAGAGAACATATAAAATTATTTACTGTTGAAACTGATATATATTATTCAATAGGAACTCAACCAAATACTGTTTATACAAGAAGTCAAGGTGGATTTGCTTGGTATAAATCAGGTAAACATGATCCAACAAGTTATAATCCTGGTATTGGTGGATCTGTACAAATGTTATTACACGATTCAGGTAATTTAATAATTGGTTCTGATATTGATGATGGTATTAATAAATTACAAATTAATGGTACATTAAAAACAAATGGTATTCATTTACCAGATGGATTACATGGTGATATAATTGTAAGAGATGGAAATAATTTCAATAGATTACCACCTGGTATACCAGGAGAAGTATTAATCACAAAAGGTGCAGGAATGACCCCAGAATGGGGACAAGTATCATTACAAGGATCGTCAGGTGTAGCGGGTGGTTTTAATTCAGGTGGTTTTTTTGATAATGCAAAAATGGCAAAAGATCCTACTGTTAGATTATTTTCATATGATGAAATTATAATAGCACCCATTACTGTTTGGAAAAATGTAACAATGGATTTAATGGGTGTATATGCAACAAAAGATGGTGATAGTCCATTATCTAATCAAAAATTAAGATTATTGATATATGATACAGATCAACAATTAGGATGGCCTGATTCATTAATATATCAATCTTCAGAATTACAAATAGATAGAATGATATTTATATCAGAAATAATTAATGTTACATTTCAAGGTGGAAAAACATATTGGGTAGGTATACATACAAAAAATAATCCTGAAATGAGAAGTATACATCCTGATGTTGTTCCTCCATTAGGGTTAGATTTTTTAAATAATCAATATTATACTGTATTACAACAATATATACCATTTGCGAATGGAGCACCATCTACATGGACAATGAATGATAATCAATTTTTACGAACAGATGTTGTTAGTATACGTTTTAGAATTTCAAATTGAAAGGTTTATATTATGAGTTTATATAAAGAAACAAATATAGCAGGTAGTGAATATGTTAGAACAAATAGAGTTATTTTAGATAATCCTATTTCAGGAAAAAGAATAGCACATTATATTGAAGAAAAAATTATCAATTTAGATAATAATGATACTTTAAAAATACCAAAAGGTGAATTAACATTTGATGTTTCTAATTTATCCACAATATTTCCATTATATAATCCTGAAACAGGTAATCCTATACCAGGACAATTTAGTAATTATTCAACAATTCATCATTTATTATATTCAGCTTATATATATCAAGCATCAAAAAGAGATAAATTAATACCAATATTTTCTACTATACCAAAATTAAATGCTTATGTTGATGCTCCTTATCGTTTTGATGTATTAATTGTTGATAATGATACAGATGCTACAAATATAACAATTAATTATGTTGAAAAACCAGCATGGTTATCTTTTAGTGATTATGGTGATAAAACAGCAGTATTAAGTGGTACACCTTCTATTAATGATGTGGGAAATGTTACTGTTAAATTAAGTGCTAGTGATGGATCAATTACAGAATATTTTGAATATACTTTAAATGTTTCACAAACAACTATACCAATTTTTATAAGTGAACCAATATTAACAGCAACAGAAAATGTTCTTTATACATATAATATAACTGTTATTGATGATTCAATAGTTAATTTATCATGTATAACAAAACCAACATGGTTATCTTTTATTGATAATGGTAATAATACTGCAATATTAAGTGGTACACCAAGTTCAGAACATATAGGAATGATCAATATAGATATTGAAATATTAGCAGATGATTCAACACGAATAACAAATCAAGATTTCACAATAGAAGTCATAGCAGCATGAATAAAGTATATTGTTATAATCCACATTTAGCTAATGATTCAATTGTTCAATTTTTATTTTTTGATACAATAGCAAATTTAATATCGACAGAAAATGGTATATTAAATATTACAAATGTTGGTGTATGGGAATGTGAAATACCAATAATATTAACAGAAGGCGAATATACAGTAATTGTAAAAAGCAATAATATTGTTTTAGGAAAAGAAGAAATATATTGGGATAGTGAAAAAATAATACCAAAATCACAAATATATGCTAAAGCAGTAAGAGAAGAATTAAATCCTGAAATAATTCATTTAGTAAGTTTAACAAATGGATTAACAATAAATCAATCAACAATGTTATTAGAATTATATCGTTTAATGGGTTTAGATCCCACAAAACCATTATTTGTAAGTAAAAATCAAAGAATTGCTGGTGATGAAATAAAACAACGTATAGATGATAATCATATTAGAACAATAATTACAAGAGAATAAATAAATGTCAAAATTACCAATGAATAAAAATCCATATTTTAATGATTTTAGTTCAGAAAAGAATTTTATGCGTGTTCTTTTTCAACCAGGTCGTCCTGTACAAACAAGAGAATTAAATCAATTACAAAGCATTTTAGGACATCAAATTGAAAGTTTTGCTAATCACATTTTCAAAAATGGTTCAAGAGTAAGTAATGCACAAGCTGGTTTAAAAGCACAAAGTTATATTCGATTAGAAGATTTTAAATATTATAAAGAAAATGTTCCTGATGCAATATATGAAAAAACAAATGAATATGTTGATTTGTCTATTTATAAAGCTGGTATGCTTATTGTTGGTGAAACATCAACAATAAGAGCACGTTTAGTAAAAGCAATTAATAAAGAAAATGATGATCCACCAACAATATATATAGTTTATTTATCTACTGGTATTGATTCAGAAACTATAAAATTTATTCCTGGTGAAATATTAGAATTTCATGATGAAAATGATGAAGTTGTTTATTCTGTTAGAATTAAATGTCCTGGTTGTGAAAATGAAAATGATTTAGATAATATAGAACCTCTTGGTAATGGTTCTATATTTACTATAAATGAAGGTATATTTTATTTTGAAGGATTTTTTATTGAAAATAAACATCAAGATATTGTTGTTAGTAAATATGGTGAAATAGTAGATTGTAAATTAGGTTTTGATTTTATTCAAACAATTATTACAAATGAAGAAGATGAAACATTATTAGATAATGCTTTAGGTTATCCTAATAATTCAGCACCTGGTGCTGATCGTTATAAAATAGAATTGATTTTAACGAAAAGAAGTTTAAATAATGAAGATGGTGAGAATTATATACTTTTAGCAAAAGTTGAAAATGGTGTATATACTTATTTGAAAGAAGATACGCAATATGCTAATATTATGGATATGATTGCTAAAAGAACATATGAAATTAATGGCAATTTTACTGTTAATCCATTTCGTTTACGTTTCATAGAAGATAAAGCAATAAGTATTGATGATCCACATGGATATGATATAGAAGGTGATGAGAATTATGTTAGGGCAGTTGTTAGTAATGGTATATCTTATGTTAATGGTTATCGTTTTGAAAATACTAGTGATCAATATATACCAATGCAAAAAGCACGTGATACTAAAAAAATATCAGGGTTTACAAAATATTTTGAAGAACGTTCTTATTTTTTCTTACAACCATTAAAAAGTTATAGTGTTTATCCAAATGATCCTAATATACCAAGTAATGTAGATAATACAATTATACAAGTATATGATGGCCCGTTTACGGTATCAAAAATCCCATCAGGTACATTAATAGCAACATTTAAAATATATGATGTTAAAGGTACATCTATAGGAACTATTAATGCAGGTGGTGTAATTTCTTCAATTATTATTGTTAATGGAGGACAAAATTATACAAGTGCACCAACAATAGTATTTGAAGGTGGTGGTGGAACAAATGCTTCTGCTCAGGCAATAATAACAAATGGTAAAGTTGTATCTATAATAGTATCAAATGGTGGACAAAATTATGAATATCCTCCTACTATAACATTTAATGGTGGTGGGGGTAGTGGTGCTGTTGCTAAAGCAACAATATCTGGTCCAGCTGTTTTTAAATATTATTTTTATGATTTAAAAATTTTAGAAGAAGGAAGAAAATTAAGTGAAGGACAAAGTTTTATAGATTCAGGATCAACTAATAATTTTAAAGCAATACCATGGACAGATAATGTAAAAATATATAATCCTGGTAATACAGAATTATTATGGCAAATAGAAAGAGATGATATAAAATCATTAAGAAGTATAGATGATGATGAAAATCCAGATCCCCCTGGTAGTATTAGTATTTTTTTAAGAAGAAAATTATCAGGTACATTAGATAGTAATGGAACAAGAACATTTAATTCATATACAAATGAATATTTTGAACCATATAATGCAACATCAACAATATGTGTGATAGAAAAAGATCAAATATTTTATACAGTAGATTTAGGTATAAATAATCGTTTCAATAGAACACCAATTAGTATAACTATTAATTTAGGTGCAAGTTTAGATGTTGGAACAGGTACTGATATATCAACATCTGGTGCAACATTAACAATCATACATAATGTGTTAAGAACAAATGCATCTGAAGATAAAAAAACAAAATCAGAAACAATAGAATCTATAAATATCATACCTACATTAAATGAAATTGGTTTAGGTATAACAGATGCTTTTTCTATAATGTATGTTTATCAATATGATCCAGCTGATGATCCAATTACTTTACATGAAGTTGATATAACAGAACAATTTCAATTAATAAATGGAATAAAAGATTTCGCATATAATGAATCAAAAATTGTTTTCAAAGGAACAGAAATTAATCCATTATTAAGATGGAGATTTAAAATAAATTATTATGAACATGATAATACAAATAATTTAGGATATTATACAATAGATTCATATAAAGAATTAATAGAAAGTGGAAAATTAGAATATGATAGTGATTTAAAACACATATCAAATAATAAAACAGAATATCATTTATTCAATTGTTTTGATTTCAGACCAAATATAATAAATAATGTCATATCAGGAAATAGTATACCTGTTATTGGTAGTACAGCAATATTTGATATTGAATATTATTTAAAAAGAATAGATTTATTATGTGTAAATAAAGATAGTGATTTATATATCAAAAAAGGTATACCAGCAGAAACACCATTAATACCAACTTTAGATGATTATGCAATGGCATTATATGAAATACATTTGCAACCTTATACATATTCACTTGAAGATATTAAAATAAAATATATTGAAAACAAACGTTATACAATGCGTGATATTGGTGGTATATCTAACCGTTTAAAAAGTTTAGAATATTATACATTATTAAATTTATTAGAATCAAATGTACAAAATTCATCAATAAAAGATAAAGATGGTTTTGATCGTTTCAAAAATGGATTTGTCACAGATAATTTTCAAGATTATAATGCTGCTGATTTAACTAATACCGAATTTAGAGCAGCATTAGATAGAAAAACAAGACAATTAAGACCAAGTTTCACTGCAAGAAATAAAAAATTATCAATCAAAGGTTTACCAACAAATGCAATATTTAAAGGTAAAATGGCAATGATTGATTATAATGATCATATTATTGATGAACAGCCTTTTGCAACAAAACATATAAGTATCAATCCTTATTTTCAATTTAAAAAAATGGGAGAAATGGTTTTATCACCAAATAATGATACATGGAGTGATACAGAAAGACAACCTGATTTAGTTGTTAATGTTGATACAGGAACAGATGCTGTTAGTAGAATAGCAAATGAAATTGGTTTATTAGGTACGACATGGGGAAATTGGAGTGATTTAAATCGTTCTATTGATTCAACAAATATCACAACTGATGTAGAAGGTGGTGGTGTTATGTTTAGAAATACCCAAACAAGTAATTTAACATCAAGAAGACGTGGTATTAATAGAACAATTGAAAGTAGAACAGATTCTTATAATTTAGGTGATAGAATAACAGATATTAATATTATTCCTTTCATGCGTGCTACTACTATTCAATTTTATGCTACTAAATTAAAACCATTAACAAAAGTTTGGGCATTTTTTGATAAAAAACCAGTAAGTCAATATTGTAGAACTTTTCAAGGATTAAATACTGATCAATTAATGACAGATGCAAATGGTCAAATAGCAGGTATATTTGAATGTCCACCTGGTCAATTTTTCACAGGAGATAGAATTTTTTATATTACATCAGATAAAGATTTAACAGGTGACCCAGATTTAGAAACAACAGCAGCAGAAGCATTATTTTTTAGTGGTGGAATGGATATTACAAAACAAAGTACCACAATGAATGTTATGACTCCTGATATAAGAGAAGAAGCAATAACACAAAATAGAACTATTACATCTATTAGAACTACCACTACTATTCGTTGTCCAGAAGGTACTACTTGGAATGGTACAGAATGTGAACAACAAAATCCTCCAAGACAAGCCTGTATGAGATGTGGTTTTTGTCCTGGTTGCACTGATCCTATTGCTCAATCTTTTAAATTAGAAAAAGATCATTTTATAACAGGTTTAGATATATATTTTCAACAAATTGATACTTTAACTGATGAAATATTTGTTCAAATTCGTAATATGAATAATGGTTATCCTGGTAAAACTATATTATCTGATAAAAGAATATTAACACCTAATTTAATAGCAAGTGATGATAGTTCTGTTCCTTATCATGTTAAATTTAATTTTCCTATTTTTGTACAAGGTAATGTTGAATATTGTTTTGTTATTGGTGGTTTCAGTCCTGATACAAGAGTATGGGTTGCAAAAGTAGGTGATACAGTTGTAAATATTCCTAATAAAATAGTAGAAACTCAACCTTCAATTGGTTCTTCTTTTAGAAGTCAAAATGCTGAAACATGGAATGCAGAACAATATGAAGATATAAAATATCGTCTTTATGTTGCTAAATTTAAAAGAAAAGAATTGAATCTTTCAATGGAACATATACCAGAAAGAATTAAATTACAACGTAATCCTTTTGAAAGTCAAACTGGTTCTAATTTAATTCGTGTTTCAATAAAAGATCATGGATTCAATGCAAATGATAATATTACTCTTAGTTTAACTGAATCAGATTGGGTAGAAATTGGTATTGATGAAGGACAAATGCGTATTGGTATGTTATTATCAACTACAGTAAATAATTTTCAAGGTATTGTAACTGCTTATAGAACTGATCAAATAAAAACAGAAGTACAATTTCAAGAAATAACAGGTGAATATGATAAAAATGAACCTTTTGTTTGTGCTGATTTTGATTTGTTTATACATGATTTATATATGTTTGAACAAATTGGTTATCATGCAGCTGATGTATCAAATGATGGACGTGTTCGTTATAATAGAGTAGAAGGAAAAATATTAAGTGATCCACCAATTAAATTGAATGGTATACCAATAAAAGAATTAAATAAAACACATACTATATTATCAGTAGATAGTATAGATAGTATAATTATTCAAGTAGAAACACCCGCAATCACAAGTGGTAGTTTTGGTGGTGAAGAAATATATTCACATATTAATGAAAAATTTGAAGTATTTAATGTGAGTGGTGCATATATGGGATATGGTTCAGAAGAAACGTTTAAATTTAAAGGTATCGCACATAATCCTATAAATGGTTCATTTATAGATTATCAACAATTACCAATTAGACAATTCAGATTAGGAGAAGATAATCATTTAAGTCAACCATATAAAATCATATCAAAAGATAATTATGCAGCAGGTAGAAAAGTTAATATTTCTTTATCTTTTGTTTCAAAAAATGAATGGATTTCACCAATGGTAAATACAGATTCTTTTAGTATAACAACTATTAGTAATAGAATAGAATGGGTAACAAAAGAACAATTGAATGTTATACCAAATGCATCTGGACGTTTTTTAAGTGAATCTGATCCAATGAATGGTAGTGAAAAATATAAATATATTACGAAAGTTATAAATTTAAAAAATCCAGCAGATGATTTAATGATTGCATTTGAAGTTTATAAACCTATTGAAGCAGATTATGATGTTTGGGTAAAAATATTATCTCCATATGAAGAAAATAATATAGATGATAAAAGATGGATGAGAATAATTGGTTATGATAAAACACATCATTCTTCAGATTTAGATGATAAAATAGAAGTTGAATTAACATTAAGTGAATTACAAGTTGAAGTATATTCTAATAACGAAACTTTTGTAGTAAAAAATTGGTATGATTTAGAAAATGATCAATTTAGTTCATTTAGAATAAAAATTATTGGTAAATCAAAAAATCCTTCTTTACCACCATTATTTGAGAATTTTAGAGCTATTGCATTAACATGATACATATACAAAAAATACAAGGTTATAATGAATTACGAAAAATAGATAATGCTTATATTATTAATACAGATGATAAAAATTATCAAACAGCATTAAATCGTTTAAATACACGTAAAAAAATAAAAGAATTTGAAAAAAGATTAGGTAATATTGAAGAAACATTTAATATAATTCAACAAAAATTATCATCTATTGAATCACTTTTAAAGGATATAAAATAATATGGCTATTATTCAAATACAAGAATCTGAATTTTTTTATGATTGGCGTAATAAATTTAATCAAATTGGTGTTTTATTAGGTGATCTTTCATCATTAACTACTACTAATAAAACTTCTTTAATTAATGCTATTAATGAATTAGATTCTGATATTGGTGATTTATCAACATTAGATTCTAATATTGGTAATTTAGCTAATTTGAATACTACTGATAAAACATCATTGGTTAATGCAATCAATGAATTAGTTAATTCTATTAATGGTTTAGATTCTGAGATAGGGGATTTATTAACATTAACGACTACATTGAAAACTTCTTTAATTGATGCTATTAATGAATTAGATTCTGATATTGGTGATTTATCTAATTTATCAACTACAGAAAAAACATCATTAGTTAACTCAGTTAATGAATTAGATTCTGATATTAGTGATTTATCAACATTAACAACTACAGAAAAAACATCTTTAGTTGACTCAATCAATGAATTAGATTCTGATATTGGTGATTTATCTAATTTATCAACTACTAATAAAACATCTTTAATTAATTCAATTAATGAATTAGATTCTGATATTGGTAATTTAGCTAATTTATCAACTACAGAAAAAACATCATTAATTGGTGCAATTAATGAAATATTAAATTTACAATTAATAAATACTTGTGAATTTACAATAGGAACAGAAACAACTGATGTCATAAATATTTCTATACAATTAAAAGATTATCAAAATAATAATATTAATTTCATAGCTAATATTTTTGGATATTTAAGTGATGATATAAATGGAATTTCATTATTATCAACAGAACATAGTGGTGGATGGGCAATAGGTACATCAGGTTTATTATTACCAATAATAGCTAATAAAACAGCATATTTTACAACCAATATAACAGGTGAATTTAATATAGATATAACAGATATAGGTAATAAAACAGCATATTTAGTGATTGTTTTGCCAAACGGAAAAACAATCACTAGTTCAGCAATTATTCATGTATAAAGGAAATAAATGTCAAATTCATGTAGAAATGATTTAAAAAATTATATTTTAAGAAAATTAGGATCACCTGCTATTCAAATAAATGTAACAGATGAACAAATATATGATAGAATAGATGATGCTTTAGATATTTATTGGGAATGGCATCATGAAGGCACATTTAAGGATTATGTTACACATATAATGACTGCTGACAATATATTAACAAAAACAATACCTATTGATGAATGGATATATACAGTAATAAGAATAATATCATTAGGTGGTCCAGAAAATTCTGTAAATTTAGAATATCAATCATATATGCAAAATATTGGTACACAATTAATGGTGCAAGATAGTGGTATACTAAATTATACTATCAATGAAAGTTATTTTAATCTTGTTGATTCATTTTTTAGAAGACAAAAAATTATAGATTTTAATCAACGACATAATATATTACATATTCGTTCAGATATCAATTATATAAATGAAGGTGATATAATAGTATTTGAAGTTTATAGATTGAATGAGCCAGATAAATATAAAGAAACATGGAATGATTGGTGGTTGAAAAAATATGTTACAGAACTTGTTAAAAAACAATGGGGACAGAATATGAGTAAATATGATGGTATTCAATTACCAGGTGGTATAACATTAAATGGAAGACAAATATATGATGATGCTCAACAACAAATAGAAAGATTAGAAGAACAATTATTGGAATCATTAACATTACCAATTGATTTTCTAGTGGGATAATGATAACATTTAATCAATATTTGAATGAAGGTTTTAATGGTCACAATTTGAATTATCAATAAATAAATATAAAAAATTAATGGTTTTTTATGAAAGAATTAAAAAAACATCTATAAATCTTCGTTCATATATACATCCTTTTTTTGATTATGATGTGAAACAAATTATGAAATTAACTACAGGTAATTATAGAGGTATAATATTTGTTGATGAAAAATTTATGGATATTTTTATATGGGATGAAATAATAGATCATGCTACTTTTTTATTTTATTTAGAAAAAAATATTAATAAAATTAATAAAATACCAAAAAATATACAATATGAAAAACTATATTATATAATTTATAATTTAGATGATTCAACAATAATAAAAAAACCATTTTGTTTTCCTTTTGTAATTGAAAATATTATATTAAAAACAAATTTATCATTATCACAAATTAATATATTAAATAATAAATTAAATTTAAGTAATCTTTTTGGGTTATTTAAAGAAAAATAGGTTCAAAAAATTATGCCAATACCAGTAAAATATTATTTTTCAACTCAAACAGGCGCACCAGAATGTTCTGCTCAACTTAATGTAATGCACACTTTTTACGATGCAATATTAGTCAATGGTTTTAATGAACAATCAATTTCAACAATTACTGTTTCAAATAATATAGGAACAATTACAACTAATGCCAATCATGGTTATAATATAGATGATATTATTGTTATTGAAGGGGCTAATGAAACAGATTTTAATGATGAATTTTATGTAAAAGAAGTTTTATCAACTACACAATTTACTATAGATATAATAACAATAGAAACTGTAGCAACTGGTACATTATCTTGTAAAATTGCACCATTAGGTTGGGAAATATTACATACTGATGGAAATTATTTACGTGTTTATAGGAATAATTCAAATAATCCATTGAGTACATCAATGGTTTTGCATATGGATGATTCATCATCCGTATATTCAACATATATGACAATGTGTGAATATATAGAAAATACTGATTTAACAACAGCTATTAATCCACTTACTACATATTGGGGTAAGCATTATGATGCTAGTTCTACACCAAGATCATGGGAAATTATTGGTGATGATAGAATTTTTTATAGATTTCATGATAATTATTCAAATACTTATTTTAATAATTTTTTCGAAGTCTTTGGTGATTATGATCCAATTGCTTATAATCCTTATGCTTGTATAATAGGTGGTCAAACAACAAACAGAAATTTTGATCCTGATACTAATTCTTATATGGTTAGAATGACTATAAGTTCATTAGGACAATATGCACCAAGAGGTTATTCGAGATTAGGTAGCAAAATAGATTGGAGTTGGTATCCATTTGGTTATAGAACAACATATTTTCAAAATGCTTTAAATTTTAATAGATATACAAATTCATTAACATTATTACCTGTTGGTATATGGGATAATACATCTTCGAGTTTTGCTGGTTTTTCACATTTTTATACACCTCTTGAAGAAATGTCAAATACTACAGCTGTTCAAAAAGTAAGAACTACTATTGGAGGAAGAGATTTTATGCCATTTAGAGTTGCTAGAGGTGATAATGCAAATTATGGTTATGCTTTTTTTCCTTTAAATAATTGGAGACAATTGTCATTATGATAGATACTCAAATAAAATATTTCACAGAAAATACAGGTGGAATAACCCAATGTATTGGTATTATTGGCAAATTAATCACATTATTAGATCAAGTATTAGTAAATGGTTTCAATAATAATACAATAATCTCTTTCACAATAGATACAAATATTGGTACAATATTAACAAATACAATACATAATTATCATTTGAATGATGTAATAAAAATTGAAGGTGCAAATGAAGCAGAATTAAATGGTGAATTTAGAGTTGTAGAAGTACCTAATAATACACAATTTAAAATCAGTATAGACACAATTGAAACTGTAGCAACTGGTACATTGACTTGTAAAATTGCTTCATTAGGATGGACAAAAGAATATTCAGATACAAATAAAGCAGTTTATCGTTCACCATCTGGTACAAGAAGATTTTTACGTGTTGAACATTTATCAGCTTATTATGGAAAAATCAATGGTTATGATACAATGACTAATGTTGATACAGGAACAGGAGAAACAGCAAGCTATTATTGGAAAATTAGTGATAATACAACATCAGAAAGACCATTTAAAATAGTAGGATGTGAACGTAGTTTTTATTTTTTATGTTCATGGAATGGAGATACAACAATAAGACATAATGGTGGTGGTTTTGGTGAATTTATATCATTAAGAAATGGAGATATAATGAATACTTTTATTATTGGTTCAACTGCTACAGCACCAACTACCGTTTATAATAATCAAAGTTTCACATATATAAACGGTTCTGCAAATACAACTGGTCATCAAGTTTTAGGTATATTACCTGATAATCCAACACCAACATTATTTTATAAACAAAGTACACCATCTGGACAAATGGGTTATGGTACAGATGTGACATTATTTAATTATGCTGATAATGGTATACATTTATTTCCATTGAATATTATTGAATCATCAATTTTTAGAGGTCAATTACCAGGAATATTTGTACCATTTGAAAATATTAATAATTTCTTTGCAAATGGTGATCGTACAGTAATAATTGATGGAAATGAATTTATTGCAGTAAGAATATATTGCAATAATGGTAGTGGTGCTTGTTGGTTCAGTACAAAACCAGAACATTGGGGTTTGACTTCATGACAAATAATTATCCTACATTATTAATATATTTTAATGGTGAAAATAATAGTACAGTATTTATTGATGAAATAGGTAATAGTGTAACACCAATAGGTAATACAAAAATTACAACATCAGAATATAAATATGGTGGTTCATCAGGATATTTTGATGGAAATGGTGATTATTTAATAATACCAAATTCAGTATTTGATTTTAAAACAGCAGATTTCACAATAGAATTTTGGTGTAAATTAATCACAAATGATGTTTATCAACGACCAGGTATAATGGGATCAACACCGTATGATTCAGGTAGTGGTTTTTTTATGATAGCAAAAGGACCAAATACAACATGGGGTGGTGTAGGTGTAATAAGTTTTAATGGTTCAGCTGGTTTAATAAATGGTCCAATTGTTGAATCAACAACAGAAGTAAGAAATGCAGGTTGGAAACATATTGCAATAACAAGAGAAGATGTTACTACAAGATTATTTGTTGATGGTATATTAGAAGATACTCATGTTGCTGCTGGTGTTGCTAATTATGATTCAACAGATGCAAGAATAATGGCATCATCTTTAAATGCAGTAGATAAAGGATATTTAAATGATTTAAGAATAACCCATGATAAAGCGCTTTATACTACTAATTTTGATGTTCCTGGTGCATTTAAACATATTTATCATCAAAGTGATTATCTTTTTAAATTTAATTTAGAAAACAATGATACATCAATAATAAAAGAATATACACAAAATAAAGATTTTTTAAAACATGGTACTCCAATTGTAAGTAATACACAAAGTAAATTTGGTGGTTATTCAGGGTATTTTAATGGTTCAAGTAATTTAGAAATTTTAACAAGTGATTTTTGTTTATCAAGTGCAAATAACCATTCAGCTTTAGGTACATTAGATTTTACAATAGAAGCATGGGTATATTGTAATAGTACAAATAATTTCAATTTATATACTTTAGGAGCATCTGGTTCAGGTACAGGAACAGATTCTTTAAATAAATCTGGTTTGAATATTAGTGCAACAAGTAATTCAACTTTAGATATTATTGCTGGTAATTTAATAATTGATGGTTGGAGTGGATATTTACATTTAAAAACAAGTGATAATTTACCAATATCAGGTTGGTGTCATTTAGCAATAGTATCAATTAGTAATGTACCTCATGTTTATATAAATGGAATAGAAAGCACATTAATACTTGGAAATCCAAGTTCATCAATAACAAATTTCAATAATATAAAAATGTATTCAGAACGTAATATAAATATTATGTCATCAGCTAAATATAATGGTTTAGCTGATACAACTATAACAAGTAGTGGTGGATCATTTTGTACAGGTTATATAGATGATTTAAGATATACAAAAGGTAATGCACTTTATACAGAAAATTTTACACCACCTAATCAAGAATATTATTCTAATTATTTTTTATCATTTATAAATATGGATAATCCATTAACCTGTGCACCTAATAATCCAACAACATATTTAAACAAATATATATCGAATATTTGGACAAATACTTATAGAAGACAAGAAGAATATGATGGTGGAATTTATTCAATAAGTGGATATGTAACAATAAATAATATACCAGTTAGTCGACAAGTAATATTACATGAAAAATTAAGTAAAAGAATAGTTGCATCAATGTGGAGTGATTCAATTACTGGTTTTTATAAATTTGAACAATTATCAAATAAAGTTCAATATTATATATGGTGTGAAGATTATGAAAAGAATTTCACACCAGTAACACAATATGTTGAAATGGATCCAAAAATACCAAAACTTTATTATATAAATAATATAGATTTTAGTGAACAAACAATGCGTGATCCATCTTATTGGTTTGGATTAGGTAAAATATGGGGTGTAGTAACTGATAATGGTGGTAATCCATTAAGTAGACGATTAGTATTATTAGAACATAAAACATATATTATTGTACAAAAAACAATAAGTGATGTATTAACAGGTGAATATGAATTTAATAATTTAACAACTGAAAAAATATTTACTGTAATAGCAGAAGATGTTGATGATTATGTATATAATGATATAATAAGAGCAAAAGTTAGAGCAGAATTAGTTTAAGAATGGTTAAAACATTTAATGAATTTCAAATAAAAGAAGGATTTGATAATTTAGACGTTGTTATAACACCAATTATAATAAATAATAAACAAATTATGATTTATTATGAAAGATTATATAATAAATTCAGTTTTAATTATATATTAAAATCATTTCGTAATAAAGATGTTGAATTATTAATGAAAACTAAAAATACATCATTTCGTGGTATTATTTTTGTTTCTAATAAATTTACAGATTTTTTTGCATGGGATTATATTTATCCACATCATATTGTGATTAATTACTTACAAAATGTAAATTATTCATTAATTTATAATAATCAATTAAGAAAAGAAATAATTGATAATTTTGCTATGATATCATTTGTTTTTAATAAAAATCATTATACATCAGATTTATTTAATTTTCGTATATTGAATAAAATACAATCTATTATTGATATAAAAACAATTTTAAAATTGGATGATGATGATTGGAATGTATTTAAAACTAAAAATAGATTTGATAATCAAATTTATTAAATAAAGGAAGAAAAAATGAAAACATTTAAGGGTTTTATAGAAGAAAAAGAAATAAATTTATTTGAACAAAACAAAATGAACCATTAAATTGGAGTGATAGATATGCAGCAGAAATTGTACGTTTTTTATTTGAAATAATAAAAGATGATACTGATACATTTATTGATTTTAAAACAGGTGCTTTTAAAATCAATAATATAAAAAAGGAATATGGTCCAAATTATCTTGATGAAATTATTAAATTAGTTGATTGGTTGATAGTACAAAAACCATATTTAGATTGGATATATAAAGATAATACATTAAAATATAGATTAAATAAAAATCATAGAATAAATAAAAGATTAGATTTTAATGAAAAAGTAATAAAATTAAAAATAAAAAATACTAATCAATTTTAGTAATGACTATGAAAACATTTATAGACAAAAATTAGAAGAAGGTGGCCAACAATTTTTTAAATATAATTTCGATGAAAAAATTTAAACAGTTTATAGAATTAAAAGAAGATTTCAATACAGGTACACAATTTCCTATTTTTATTGGTACAAAAAAAATAATATTGTTTTATGAAATGAAAAAAGGTTCTTTTAATTTGTTTTATTATTTACAAACATTTTTTAATAGAACTGCATTGGAATTGATGCAATCAAAATCAAGAACATATAGAGGTGGTATTTTTATTAAAAATAGTATTTGTTATATCTTTATATGGGATGCTTATTATGGTGTACATTATAACATTTTTAAATATTTATCCAATAATTATAAAGAATATCCACAAATAAATTATTTGAATTATTATGAAAATATACAAGAAGAATTGATTTATTCAAATGATATATTGTGTTTCCCTTTTCAATTTACTAATAAATTATTATTTTCTGATTATTGGATTAATGATTCTTCTCTTAAAAAAATGAATAAATTTTATAATATTAAAGATTTGTTTAAAATAAATGATGATGATTGGAAAAGAATGCTTATTCCTCAAGATACTTTTTATTTTCAATATATATGATATCTTTTTACCAGTATATAAATGATGATAATGGTATACTTATATCATTAAATATCAATGATAAATTAATTAGATGTTTTTATGAAAAATTTGATATAAATAAAAAAATTGATTTTTTAAGATATATGAAAATTTTTGAATCAAAAAAAGTAAAAAATTATATGTTAGCATATAATGAATATCGTGGTTGTATTTTTGTTTCTAAACTTTTTTATGAATTTTTTATTTGGGATGCTGATAGAATTACTCATTTTGATATGTTGAAAATATTATCTAATAATAGTAATGTTCCACAATTAGGTCATTCTAATTCTATATATTCTAATTTTTTATCTACTAAATATTTTCTATATTATGATTTTTTTTATACAAATCAGAAAAAGTATACAATTGATATTGATACATATGAAAATTCACACAATATATCATTATCAGATATTATTTATATATAAGGTTTTAATATGAAAGATAGTATTTCAGAAGCATTAAATATTCCTTTTTCTACTAATGAACTTGAACATAAAATAGAAGAAAAAAAAACTAATATTATTCCAAAAACTGATGAACAATTCAATGAAATATTATTAGCTAATAGAAAAAATGATTATTTAATTGTTAGAGAAAATTTGGTTGATGTTATTAATTCAACTCAAGAAATTGTTGAAGAAGCAGTTAATGAAGTTAAAAATAATCCTTCTGCTCGTATGTTTGAAACTTTTGCTATATTGATTAAAACTTATTCTGAATTGAATAAAGATTTGATTAGTATTAATGGTCCTATTACTTTACCAAAAAATGATGTTAATGTTAATGATAAAATTAATAATAATATTGTTTTTATGGGTACAAATGATGATTTAATTGACCAGATTAGAAAAATAAAAAAATAATTGATTTGTTTTATTTTTTTTTGTTTTATTTTGTTTTGTTTTGTTTGATTTGTTTTATTTTTTTTTGTTTTGTTTTTTTTGATTTGTTTTATTTTTTTTTGTTTTATTTTTTTCTGATAAAAAAACATTAAAAAAATTTTGTTTTTCTTTTGTATTAATAGATATTATATGAATTTTTTTAAAAAAAGTCAAGAAATAAATATATTAAATAGTAAAAAAGTTTTGGGGTAAATTAACAAATAGTAAAATGGGATAAATTATGATAAAAACATTCAAGCAATATCAACAAAATATAGAAGAAAGATTTATTAGTGATTATTATTTTGATATTAATAAAGAAACTGTTATAGTAACACATGAACAATTTAATGGTTATACATTTGATATAAAAACATATTGTAAGAAAAAAGCATACAATAAAGATACAAGAGAGTTTATATTACGGTAATGATAAAGAATGGGGAGAGTTTAGAGCATCTATTCATTTTGATCATAAAATTGAAATAATAGATGTTTTTTTATGGTGTTCTGATTATATACATGAACAAGTTTTATCAAGATTACGAAATAATAAATTTATTAAACAATATAATAATTTATATTCAAATATAGAAAAATTATCAGATAGTGAATTTTGTTTTCCTATAATATTTGGAAAAAATTATATAGAAGCTAATAGACAAATACCATATAAACAAATAGAAGAATTATTTGATTTAGAAGTATTATTACAAATTAATTCTTCTGATTTAGAACATCTAAAACGCAAACAAGAAATAAAAATATAAGGAATAAAATAATGATTACATATCATTTTATAAAAAATAAAAAATTATATGAAAAAAAAGAATTGTTATTTAATTATGAAGATGATGATATTATTGTTTATAAAGATACAATGAATAAACAATCAATAAATTTAAAAAAATACTTAAAAACAGTTACAAATAAGTATAAAGATTTTAGACATTTTAGTGCAATATTATATATAGACATCAATAAATCACAAATAGAATTTTTTGCATGGGAATCTTTTTATACACCACAAGTTATCTTAAATTTATTTCAAGATAAAAAATATATAAAACAATATCAGAAAATAAAAAATGTTAATGAACAAATAAATGGTATATTTTGTTTACCATTAATGTTTGATTCTTATTCAATACAATTTGAAATTCGTTTTCCATTATTTGAATTAAGTAAGATATATGATTTTGAAAAAATTCTTAATATTACTAATTTTGAATTAAATGCTTCAACAAAAGGATATCCTATAAAATATTAAAATGTTAAAAACATACAAACAATTTTCTGAAAGTTATAATAGTGATAATTCAGAAAATTTATATATTAGATTCAGAATTAGACAACCTATTGTTATTTTTCATGAACAATTAAATACACAAACTATGAATTTAAAAAATTATTGTATGAAATTTTTTAATAATTCAGCAAGAGAATTATATTTAAAAATAGGATATAATTATCGTGGTACTGCACATATAATAAAACAAAAAATAGATATTTTTATATGGGATGATAGTTATTTACATGATTATATATTAACTACATTAATAGAAAAAAATAATATAAATAATAGATTTTATAAACAATACAATGAAATTTATGATGGTAATATAAAGAAAAATGATTTTTGTTTTCCTTTTATGTTTACAAGAAATCAAATATATACTAATTTATCATTATCAACTATAAATACATTAAAACAAAACCATAATTTTGAAAATATTTTTCAAATAGATATAAATGAAATAGCAACATTATGACTGAAGCATATTTAAATAATCCAAATTTAAACAAAACTAAAACAATCACACAATTTACTGATGAACAAGTAAAAGAAATCATTAAATGTTATAATGATATTTTTTATTTCATAGAAAATTATGTTTATATAATAAGTTTAGATGAAGGAAGGGTACAATTTAAATTATATGATTATCAAAAAGAAATGATAAATACATTTGATAAAAATAGATTTTGTATAGCAACATTATCAAGACAAATGGGAAAAACAATAACAGTAAGTGCGTTTCTTTTATATTTAGCATTATTTAAAAAAGATTATACTATAGGAATATTAGCTAATAAAGCAGAAAAAGCACAAGAAATTCTTTCTCGTATAAAAATGATGTTTGAAGAATTACCATTATGGTTGAAACCACGGTGTTTCTAAATGGAATGAAAGAAGTATTAAATTAAGTAATGGTTCTTTATTATTTTCATCAGCAACAACTGAATCTTCTGTTCGTGGTTATTCAATTAATTGTATAACTGGGGATTCTATTATTAATATAAAACATGATGATAATATTCAAAATATTTCAATAAATGATTTAATTAAAAATAATAATAAAAAACAATATATTATATATAATAAATATTATTTTATATATAAAAATATTTTAGAAAAATATAAAAATAATAAAAAAGGTATTGATTATAGTGATAAATATGTTAATAATATATCACTTAAATTAACATTAAGACAATATTATTTCATACATAAATTATTAGCACATTTTTTAATAAAAGAAGAAAAGGCTAAAATAATAAAAAAATTATATGAGTTATCAAACCATAATCCAAATTTTTATAAAATCAATTCATCTTTTTATAATAAAAATGGATATTTAAAAACACCACTAATCTAAACCAATAAATATGTTTAAAACATTTATACAATTCATAAATGAAGATTTTAATAGTAATGATGCTATTACTTTTAAAATGACTATTAATAAAAAACCTATCGTAGTTTTTCATGAAAATATTAAAGGTAATTTTAATATCATTCGTTATCTTAAATCTTTCAATAAATATGAAGTCAAAAATATGATGAAAGCACATAAAACTAATTATTATAGAGGTGCTTTATTCATTACAAAAACTAAAAATACCAATATTTTTATTTGGGAAGGTGATACTTTACATTATCCAGTATTTGAAAGAATTAAAAATCGTATAAATTCTTTTAATATCCCTAATAATAATTATTTAATGTATTATCAAAATACAGTTTATAATTATGGATTTGATAATATTATTTGTATCCCATTTGCTTTTAATGATAATACTTTTATGGGTGATAGTTTTGGTAAAAATGATTGGGTTGAAATTAATAACCTTTTTGCTGTTAAAGATTTATTAAAAATTGATGATAATATGTGGAATACTTTATTAAATTCGAATTGGGAAAATTTCCCTCGTTCTTTTTCTTATTCATTTTAATATATAATAAAAACAATGAAATCATTTTCACAATAAAAAATTAATAGAAGGTTTTGATAGTACACATTCACAAATGTGTTTTGGTCAGATAGTATTAATTTTAAACATAAATGACATTAAATTTTTCACAAAAAGATTGGAAATATATTAATTTGAAAGATGAAAACATTTTATAAGTATATAACAGAAATATATAGTTCAAATTATTTTAAGATAAAAATATATAAATAATAAAGATATTGTTTGTTTTTATGAAAAAAAATAATAAATAATAGAAAAATTGATTTTCATAGATATATGAAAACATTTTTAAAAACAAATGAAAAAGAAATAATGAATTTTAATGGTGAATATAGAGGTGCTATTTTTATTTCTAATAATTTTATAGAATTTTTTATATTTGACGCATATTCATCTACACATTATGAATTTTTTAGAACTTTATCAAAAATAACAATTAATGATATAAATTTTTTATTTGATAATAAATCTTATTTAACAAATTATTTATCTTATGATAAAAATAGTAAAATTGTCTGTTTTGATTTTTGGTATATTAATTCTACAAAATTTTCTATTAATAAAGAAAAAGTTAAATATTTATATGATAATTTTAATTATAATTTAAAAAATTACATAACTTATTAGAAAAAAATGCAATCATTTAACAATTTTAAATTAACAGAAATTTTTGATAATAGGAATATCATAAATGATATAAATATAAACGGTGTACTATTCAATATTTTTTATAAAAGAATTTATGGTGATTTTAATTTTAATTATCAATTGAAATCTTTTCATGATAAAGATATTAAATTTCATATGGGTACACATATATTAAGAGGAATAATTTTTATGTCACCATCTTTTACTGATTTTTTTGTATGGCCTAGTTCTTTCCTTCATATATCTGTTATTCCTGTATTACAAAAACTTGTTAAAAAACAACCATTAAATTATTTATCAATATATAATCAACAATTAACATTTATAATAAATAATATATGTTTTTTATCATTCACATTCAATAAACATGAATATTGGTCAGAATTATTTCCATTATATAAATTAGAATGGTTACAAACACATTTTGATATAACAAAAAGATTAACATTAGATAATTATGATTGGAATGAATATAAAATGTATAATAGTTTTAGAAATAGTATTTTTTAATAATAATGAAAATATATAGATTTAAAAATTTAAAAGTATTATCAGAAAAAAAAATATATCAATCATTTGATGGAATAAAAGAATCTATAAGTACAGAAATGGTTGAAATATATTTCGACGATGGGACATATTTAGAAACAACATATGATCATCAAATATATTGTCAAAATAATACTATAAAAATAGCAAAAGATTTAGTATATGGTGATTATGTTATATCAAAAAATGGTTTTTGTAAAGTAATATATAAAAATTTTCATAATAAAAAAACAAAGGTATATGATTTAATAAATGTACAAGAAACACATAATTTTTATGCAAACAATAAATTAGTACATAATTGCGTATATTTAGATGAGTTTGCATTCGTTCCAAATGATGTAAAATTTTATGAAAGTACATATCCTGTTATAGCATCTGGTGAAACAACAAAAATATTAATAACATCTACACCTAATGGAATGAATTTATTTTATAAAATATGGATAGATGCAGTAAATAAAAGAAATGAATATATACCAATAAAATATACATGGGAAGCACATCCAAATAGAGATATAAAATGGAAAGAACAAACAATAAAAAACACATCACAAAAACAATTCAAACAAGAACATTTATGTGAATTTTTAGGAAGTAGTAATACTTTAATATCAAGTGATAAATTAGAAAAATTGATATATGAAGAACCAATAGAATATGATGAAAATAATTTTTTATATGAAAAAACACAAGAAAATCATATTTATATTGCGTGTGTTGATGTTAGTGAAGGTGTAGGTAGAGATTATAGTACAATTATAATAATAGATATTTCTGTCAAACCATATAAACAAGTTTATGTGTTTAAAAAAAATAATATTAGTCCATGGAATTTTGGTGAAATAATTTATAGAGTATGTAAAAAATATAATGATGCTTATTTGATAATAGAAAGAAATAATATTGGTAAACTTGTAGCAGATGAATTATATTATGATTATGAATATGAAAATATGTTTAGTAGTATAACAAATAAAGGTGAAGAAATCATTGCAGGACAAACATTAGTTAATATTGGTATTCAAATAAACAAAAAAACAAAATCTATTGGATGTAGTGCATTAAAAATATTAATAGAAGAAGATATATTAAATATATGTGATTGGGATACAATACAAGAATTAACTTGTTTTGTAAAAAAACAAAATAGTTATCAAGCAGAAAAAAATAAATATGATGATTTAGTTATGCCATTAGTACATTTTGGTTGGTTTACAACACAAAATATATTTGAAGAAATTACAGAAAAAGGTGTAAGACAAGTAATTCGTGAAAAAATACAAGAAAATTCGAATATATTATTTGGCTATTTTTCAGATGGTACAGAAAATTTATGAAATATAATAATAATAAATATATTAAATAATAGTATTTTTTTAAAAGAAAAAAGGAGTAGAATTTATGTCAACAAGTCAATTCAGCCCAGGTGTTGAAATTAGAGAGACAGATTTAACAAGTTTTGTTCCTACTACAGGCACATCAGGTGGAGCCTGTGTAGGACAATTTGTTTGGCGGTCCAGTTAATGAATATACGATAGTTAATGATAGTAATAGTTTATCTAAATTATTTGGTAAACCAACTGATAATAATTATATAGATTGGTTTTGTGCTTCTAATTTTTTATCATATAGCGATAATTTAAAAATTGTTAGAGTAGTAGATTCAAAAACAGCTTTAAATTCAACAATTGATGGTACTGGTTTAAAAGTCGATAATTTAACACAATATCAATCATTAATTGCTGCTAATGTAGGAGAATCAGAAATATTTGTTGCCAGATATCCTGGTGTTATGGGTGATTCTTTAAAAATTAGTATTGCTGATAATGCAACTTTTGATTCATGGAAATATAAAGATTTATTTGATTTTCTTCCACCAGGTACAAGTCAATATGCTGAAAATCTTGGTGCGGTTAATGATGAAATTCATATTGTGGTTATTGATGAAAAAGGTAAATTTACTGGTATACCTGGTAGTGTATTAGAAAAATATCCTTTTTTAAGTAAAGCACAAGATAATAAAGATTTAGACAATGAACCAAATTTTTATGGTATTGTTTTAAATAATACTAGTAAATATATTTGGTATTTTAGTCCTATTAAAAGTATTTTAGATTTAGATATTTCAAATTATGTTGATAGTGTTACTGTAACAAATAGTGGACAAAATTATGGTAAACCTATTATTACATTTTCTGATGATAATATAGCAGTTGGTGATAGTCCTGGTATAGGTGCTAAAGCAACTGCTAAATTAAATTCTAATGGTGGTATTACAAGTATTGAAATTCTTAATAAAGGTAGTGGATATTCAGATACTGTTGGTATTACAATAACAGATAGTGGAGAAAATGCAACTGCACAAGCTACAGTTGTAAGTGGTGTTATTACTGCTATATCTCCTGTAAATGTTGGTTCAAATTATTATAGTTCTAATGTAACAATTGTTGATGGTGGTGAAGGTGCAACAGCAACTGCTGTTCTTTCTACTACAGGTTCAATTAAAATAATTACTATCAATCAAGCAGGTGTTGATTATACTATTGGTGATGAACTTACTATAAATAGTGGTAATTCAGATGCAACTTTTATTGTTGATTCTGTTGATCTAAATGGAGAAATATTAACAGGACATTTAGATGTTGTTGGTTCAGGTTATTCAGATGGAACTAATTTATCAAGTACATCTAATCCATTAGTAGGAACAGGTGCAACTTTTGATATTGTTATCAATAAAACAATAGAAAATGTAATAATTGATGAAACAGGATCTGATTATGGTACAGCAATAATTACATTAACAGGTGGAAATCCAACAAGTGAAGGATCATTAATAGCAGTTATTGGAACAGGAATACAATCAAATCAAATAATAGATATAACAATTAATGATGGTGGAACAGGATATGAAACAGTACCAACAATAACAATCACACCAGGTGGATCAGGTGCATTAGCAACAGCTGTTTTAGGAGTAAAAGGTACACCACAAGAAGGTCAAATATTAAGTTATGTTGTCACAAATGGTGGTATTAATTATGGTAATCCACAAATTATAATCACACCAGGTGGATCAGGTGCATTAGCAACGGCTAATTTAGTTGAAGATACATCAGAAACAAATTGGGGAATGACAAATGCAAATGAATATGGTATACCAAGAACATTCCATAGTTTAAAAAATGTATCAGATGGTTCATATAGTAAAGAATTATCAGGTGGTAATGATGGAAATAAAGCTAGTACATCAGACATCATTGCTGGTTGGGATATGTTTAAAAACGCTGAAGAAGTAGATGTTAATTTATTGTTTATAGGTGATGGAGGAGGTAGTGTATCAAATAAAACAGTAATAAGACATATAATAGATAATATATGTGAATTTAGAAAAGATTGTATATTATTTTTCAGTCCAAATTTAAAAGATATATTAAATAAAGATCAAACAACATCAACACAAAATGTTAGAGAATTTATAACACATCCAATAAATGGAATAAATAGAAATACAAGTTTTGCTGTAGCAGATAATGGATGGAAAATGCAATATGATGTATTTTCAAATAAATATCGTTGGATACCATTAAATCCTGATATTGCAGGTTTATGCGCACAAACAGAAACAGATTATGATGCCTGGTGGAGTCCAGCAGGATTAAATAGAGGACGAATAAAAAATGTTCAAACATTAGCATTTAATCCAAATAAACAAAGTAGAGATGGATTATATAAAGCAAATATAAATAGTGTAGTAAGTTTTACTGGTGAAGGTGTATTTTTATATGGTGATAGAACACTATTAAGAAAAAACAGTGCATTCAGCAATATTAATGTAAGACGTTTATTTATAGCATTAGAAAAAAGTATTAGTCGTTCAGCTAAAGCTAATTTATTTGAATTTAATGATGATTTTACAAGAAGTCAATTTGTAGGAATGGTAGAGCCATATTTACGTTCTGTTAAAGCGAGAAGAGGAATACAAGATTTTAAAGTAATATGTGATACAAGTAATAACACACCAGATGTTATAGATAGATCTGAATTTGTAGCAAGTATATTTGTCAAACCATCAAGAAGTATCAACTTTATTACATTAAATTTTGTTGCTGTTAGAACAGGTGTAGAATTTTCTGAAGTTGTTGGTGCTGTTTAAAACAATAAAATAAGAAAAAAGAGGAAAAAATTATGCCATCATCATTTTCATCAATCAATCAATTTTTTGGACATTTCGACGGTGGAGCTCGTCCAAATAGATATCGTGTTAGATTAAATGGGACAACATTAGCAGGTGCGCGGTACTGTACCTGAAAGTGTAGAATTTTTATGTAAAGCATCATCAATACCAGAAAGTAGTATTGGAACTGCAGATGTATCATATATGGGTAGAACAGCTAAAATATCAGGTGATAAAACATTCTCTGAATGGAATATCACAGTATATAATAATATAAATTGGGATCTTCGTTCATTTTTTGAAAAATGGGTAAATGGTATGTTAAATCACGAAGGTAATACAACAAAATATCAAAATGAAACTGATTATTTTGGTAGAGCTGAAGTAGAACAATTAGATAGAAATGAAAAAGTCATACATACATATAAAATGGAAGGTATATTTCCAATAACATTAGATTCAATTGAATTAGGATATGGTTCAAATGATGAAGTAGAAGAATTTGGAGTAACTTTTGCAGTTAATTGGTGGACATCAGAAAGTACACCTAATAATGCTTAATAAAAAAATATGAATTTATTTGAAACTTTAAAACAATTTTATTATTTTAAAAAAGAAAAAAAACAACCTGTATTACAAAGTATTGATACAGAACATGAAAAAGGTGCAACTGAAGTATTTTCAGATTATGGTGGTATAATTAGTCAAAATTCTGAATATTTTAAATTACCAACATCTGAAATTACATTAATAAAAACATATAGATCATTGTCAAAAACAAGTGATGTAGATTTAGCACTTAATGAAATAAGAAATGAAATTTTTATATTTGATGTGCCAGGTAAAAAAGCCATCGAAATATCTTTTGATGATACAAAAGAAAATAAATTAAGTGTTGGTTTAATTAAAAAGATACGTGAAGAATATAATACTGTATATAATTTATTAGATTTTGATAGAAAAGGTTTAGAATATTTTGATAGTTGGTATATAGATGGAAGATTATTTTTACATAAAATAATAGAAAAAAATAAACCAAAAAATGGTATACAAAAAATAATACAAATTAGTCCTTTTAAAATTAGACGAATTGTTGAATATCCAAATACTGATGAAGAAGGTGTTTACGATTTAAATAAAATAAAAATTTATTATTTATTTTCTGATATAAATGATGTTTATAATAATAATAGATATTATAATAATCAAAATCGTTTGAATTATATGGTTTTGTCAAAAGAAGTAATAACATATATAGATTCAGGTATTTATGATGAAGAAACAGGAGCACCATTAAGTCATTTATGGAAAACAATAATCCCATATAATAATATGAAAATGATGGAAGAAGCTTTATTAATATATAGAGTAGTAAGAAGTCCAGAAAGAAGAGTATTTTATATAGATATTGGTAATTTAAGTAAAGCTAAAGCTGAACAATATATGCAAAATTTAATGAATCGTTTTAAAAATAAATTAATATATGATCAAACTACAGGTAGAATGGTTGATCAAAAACATATAATGAGCATGGCAGAAGATTATTGGTTACCACGTGGAATAAATGGTAAAGGAACAGAAATACAATCATTACCAGGTGCTACTAATTTAGGATCTGTTGAAGATGTTGAATTATTCAGAAAACGTTTTTATGATAGTACAAATGTTGTAGCATCACGTTTTCAAGATGATAATCAACCAACATTTCAATTTGGTCGTACATCTGATATATCACGTGATGAATATCGTTTTAAAAAAATGTTATCACGTTTGCGTAATCGTTTTATTATGTTATTTGAGGATTTATTAAAAACACAATTAATTCTTAAAAATATTATTACAGAAAATGATTGGGATACAATAAAGAAATCTATTGTATGGCAATTTACAGAAGATAATAATTTTGTTGAATGGAAAGAAACTGAAATATTAAATAATAGATTAGATTCTTTAAATAATGCGGATAATTATGTTGGTAAATATTGGGATAAAGTTTGGGTTCTTAAAAACATAATGAAAATGAGTGATGACGAAATCAAAAAATTATTAGAAGATTCTAAAAAAGATGCAGAATATTATGATAATGATAATGATTATTATGATAGAGATGATGATTCAGTAGAAAAAGATGATTCAGAAGATAAAAAGGATTCAGAAAATGATTCAGAAAAAGATAAAGAACAAGAAGAAGATAGTAAAATTCTTCTTTAAAATAAATAATATAAAAATAGGAGATTAAAATGAAAATAGACGAAAAAATTTGTTTACAAAATGATGATTTTCTTGGGTTTACACAAATCATAAGAGAAAAATTAGAAAATATTTATAATGAAAAATCAAAAATTGTTAAACAGCAAATAAATGAATTTTTAGATCCAGAAACAGAAATGTATACATCTGTTCAAAACGGTACTCGTTCATATGGTGGTTATGGTTATCAATATGATCAAGGTGTATTAACTTTTTTAGTACCAAATGAATTAGCAAGTGAAGATGTTTCTTCATATTTAGACACTTGTGTTGAAGTATATGGATATGAAATTGAACCATATATTACAGATGATGATGGTTCACCTGTTGATTTACAAGATGATACAAATGATATTTCAGATGTTAAAGAAGTTACTGTTTATTTTGAAACTAATAAAGTTGTCTTTGATAATGAAATAGATTATGATTATTTATATGATATTGAAGATGCAATTGAAGATGAAGATGCCGATGAATATTTAGATGAAGAAATGAAAGTAAAAACACAAATTAGAAGTGAAGACTTTTCTGATGTTAATGATTATGATTGTTTCGATTGTAAAGAAAATTTATTAGAAATTAAAAAGAAAAAAGTAATAAGAAATGTTGATGGTAAATCAACATTAGTTACTAAATATGAATGTCCACCTGGTAAAAAATTCGATAGTAAACTGAAAAAATGTGTAAAAATAACAGCAAAAGAAAATAGAGCAAGATCATTAGGTGCTAAAAAAGCAGCAAGAGCAAGAAGAGGACAAGCAGCTAAAATTGCAAAAAGAAGAGCAAGATCAATGAGAATGAGATCAAAAAGAATATCATCATAAGGAGATATAGATGAAATTTTTATGCGAAAGAACAATGGATTTCAAAACATCTTGTATAATTGAAAAAGATGTAGAAAATAACATAGTACAAGAAGATATTACTCGGTAATAAAAGTTATTATATAGAAGGTACTTTTTTACAAGCAGAAATTAAAAATAGAAATGGTCGAGTTTATCCACTTAAAGTACTTCAAAATGCTGTTAATAATTATATATTAAAAATTGATAATAATCAAGCAGTTGGTGAATTAGGACATCCTGATAATCCACAAATAAATTATGATCGAGTTAGTCATAGAATATTATCATTAAAAGAAGATGGTAATAATTTTATAGGAAAAGCAAAAATATTAAATACACCATTTGGAAATATAGTAAAAAATTTAATGAATGAAAAAATTAAATTTGGAGTAAGTTCACGTGGTTTAGGTAGTTTAAGACAAGCAAATGGTATTGATATAGTATGTGATGATTATTTTATAGTTACACCAGCTGATATAGTTTCTGATCCTAGTGCCCCAGATGCTTATGTTACTAATTTAATGGAAAATGTTGAATGGGTTTGGGAAAATGATAAATTAGTTAAACAGGAAAAAGAAATTAAAAGAATGGTTAATAAACAATATAAAAAACAAATAAATGAATGTGATTTACATCGTTTATTTATGGAAATTATAAATAAATCAATTTAAAATTATAATATAATAAATATTATTAATAAAAAATAAAAAGGAGTTAATATTTAAAATGGATATAAAAGAACAATTAGCAAAATTATTACCAAATGCAGATTTATCACAAGAATTTTTTGATAAATTAAGTGAAGGTATACAATTAGTCATAGCAAAACAAGTTGAAGAAAAAACTTCAAAATTACAAGAAGAAATTGATGCTTATTCTGAATATGCACAAAATGAATATAATAAATTGTCAGAAAAAGCTGAGGAATATGGTCAATATACCATGAAAGAAACTATTGATAAAATTGATAAATATCTTGAATATATAACTGAACAATTTTTTGAAGAAAAAATATCAAGATTAATAGAAACAGATGAATATAATAGAATGGCAAATGCTTTTAGAACAATAAAAGAAACATTTGAACGGAAGTTATTTCCAGCTTAATAGTGAACCTGTTAGTCAAAAAATAACAAATGAATTAGATGAAAATAGAAATAAATATAATGAACTGTTTAATAAATATATTACTTTAAAAAATCAAATTGATGATTATAGTAAATATGTAGAAGAAGAAACACGAAAAGATATATTTGAAGAAAAAACATCACATTTACCATATACACAAAAAGAAAAATTAAATCGTTTAATGGAAAGTACAGATTTTAAATCTAATGATGAATTTGAATCAGGTTTAGATGTTTTAATTGAAGAATTTATTCAACCAAAAAATGATTATAATACAATTAATGAATCAAGATCAGAAAAAAGAAATAGATATTTAGATCTTGATAATGGTACTGGCAAATATCTTAATACATTAATTTAAAAGAAAAAAACACTAATAAAAAAGAGGAAAAAATAATGCAAATATTACAAAATGACGATTTATTTGATAGAAAATATTCACCAGAACAACGTAAAGCACAATCATTGGTTGAAAAATGGAAACCGGTTTTAAATGAACAACGTCTTGGTAAAATTAACGATAAATATCGTGAAAGAGTAACAGCACAATTATTAGAAAATCAAGAACATTTTTTAAAAGAAGCAGCATCAACAACAACAGGCAATATTTCTAATTGGGATCCTATTCTTATACAATTAGTTAGAAGATTAGCACCAAAATTAATTGCATATGATATTTGTCGGTGTGCAACCAATGACAGGACCAACTGGTTTAGTTTTTGCAATGCGTTCACGTTATACAAATGGTGCTGGAGCAGAAGCATTACATAATGAAGCAAATACAGGATTTAGTGGTGCTGGTACTCATACAGCAGATGATCCTTGGGTTATAACACCACCTGCTGTTATACCTGATATGACAACTGGTACTGGTAAAGTAACTAGTGATGGAGAAAATGATCCTTGGGCTAGTATGAGTATGACAATTGAAAAAACAAGTGTCACTGCAAAAACTCGTCAATTAAGAGCTGATTATAGTTTAGAATTACAACAAGATTTAAAAGTTATACATGGTTTAGATGCTGAAAATGAATTAAGTAATATTCTTAGTACAGAAATTATATCAGAAATAAATAGAGAAGTAGTTCGTACAATATATGGTATAGCAAAACCTGGTGCTCAATGGTCAGGTTTAACAACACCAGGTGAATATGATCTTTCTAATGATTCAGATGGACGTTGGTTTTTAGAACGTGTAAAAGGTTTAGTTTTTGCAATAGAAAGAGACGCTAATCAAATTGCAAAAGAAACACGTAGAGGAAAAGGTAACTTTTTTATAACTACAGCTGATGTTGCTAGTGCTTTACAAATGGCTGGTATATTATCTTATGCTCCAGCTTTAGAAGCACAAACAGATTTAGAAGTTGATGAAACTGGTATTACTTTTGCAGGACGTGTTGGTCGTTTTAAAGTATATATAGATCCTTATTTAGGTTCTGATGGTTATGTATTAGGTTATAAAGGTGCTAATCCTTATGATGCTGGTATGTTTTATTGTCCTTATGTTCCTTTACAAATGGTTCGTGCTACTGATACAGCAACATTTCAACCCGCATTAGGTTTTAAAACACGTTATGGTTTAATTGCTAATCCATTTACATCATTAAATGCTTCTGAAAATGTTTATTATCGCAAAACAAAAGTTTTAAATATTTTATAATTATTATTTAATAGGTATATTTTTATACCTATTAAAGTGAATTAATATATGAAAAAAATTCAAAAAGGATTTACATTAATAGAAATTGCTATTGTTATGGTAATTATTGGTTTATTATTAGGTGGTGTTTTAAAAGGACAAGAAATAATTAGAAATGCTCAAATAAAAAATGTAGAAAATACTGCAAATAGTGTAGCAACAGCAATTTATACATATTTTGATAGATATCGTACATTACCACGGTGATGATAATAAAGCTGATATTCGTTTTAATTTAGCAGTAACAGAAGTAGGTAATGGTTCTGGTATAATTGATCATTCTTTTGATTCAACAGGTGCAACAGATGAATCACGTTTATTATGGTTACATTTAAGAAATTCAGGATTAATTGTAGGTAATAATAATGATTCATCACAACCTATTAATGTTTTTAGTGGTATAGTAGGAGTATCATCAGATACACAAATAAATGGTGGTATTGCAGCTAATACAATACGTGGTTTATTTGTTGGATTTACACAAATTCCAGAAGATGTTGCGCTTATTTTAGATACAAGAAATGATGATGGTCTTACACAAAGTGGTGATATACAAAGTAATCAACTTGATTATACAACTAATAATTTACATTCTATATTTTTTGGACTTTAATTTCTTTTTTTATTTGGTATAATTATACCTTCTTTTTCTGCCCATTCTATACATTCATACCATCCACCAATAAAAGCTGGAAAGGCTTGATATTTTAAATATCTTATTGCTCTGATTCTATGATGTCCATCACTTATTAAATGTGGATTTATGAAATCAATTTCTATAATATCTTTTTCATTAATACCATATTGTTGTATTCTTTTTGCTATTAATGCTATACGATAAGCATGCAATTCTTTTAATTCTTTTTCTTTTAATTTATGAAGGTTTTTTATTTGTTGCCAATCAATATTTAGATTATCATAATCTATTTTTCTTAAATTGTTATTAATAAAATCATATTGTTTTTTAATTTCTTTATCTGAAATCATATCCCAATAAGAACCACTTAGCCAATAACAATCATCATAGCCTTCATTATCCCATGTTGAGTTATAAATTTGGTTAAATAAAACCCAATGAAAATTATGTTTTGAATAAACTTTTGGATAATTCATCTTTAAATCCTTAAAATATTATTGCTATTTTTATATCTTCATTTTGACCTTCTACACGAATAACTTTATTAATATTGTTTAGATAAAGAATATGACCTTTATTATTATCAATACGTTTTAAAGTATTATTAGCATAATCAGGATGATTAGGACCAATATAAGTATTTCTATAAGCAATGTTGTTAGTGCCATATTCAACAACATCAGTAATAAGACCAACTTGTCTGAAAGAATTTTCTTCACCAGTTAAAAAATAATTAGAATCTTCTGATAATTTTACATTAACTAATAAAACATTCGCACATAATTCAGTAATAATATTAGCACCATGTCCTTGTGTTGGAGCAAAAATAGCTTTTCCTACACCACCTGATTCACCAGGAATAATCCATCCTTGTACTTTATCTGAATATCCATTACCACCATCTATTATAATAAGTTGTTCAACAGAACCATCAAGTGCTATTTCAACATTGATAGTTGCTTCATCTGTAGGAATATTAATAGGATCATATAAAATAACAATAGCACCAATACCAGAAGAATTAAAACCAGAACCTGGTGTAAAATCAATATTTGTAATTGTACCAGTTTCATCTACAGTAATATTAGTAATTAAAGCATTTTGTCCAGTAGCATTTATATCTTTAATAATAACAAAAACATCTTCATTATAATCATAACCATAACCAACATAATCTTTATCTACTAAAATTTGTCTAAGTGAATTATCACCATTTTTAGTAATAATAGCTTTTGCTGATGTTATTGGGTTTCCACCAATAATAGTTGAAATAACAGAATTATTAAAATAACCTTTTTTATCAATTACAATAAAAGAACTAATACTTGTTGGTTTAGCAGCTTGTTGAACATTATATTGAGGAGAAGCATCATTTAATACTTTATATTTTACAGGAATAAATTTATTAGTCAAAAAAGATAAATCATCCATATCCACTTCACCCATATATTTCCAAACATATCCATCAGCTGTATATTCTTGTTTAATAGAAATAGTAGTAGGTTCAATTGTACTTGTTGAATTTAAATTATTATCAATACATTTATAAATTCTATTATCACTAGTTAAAATATAAAAAGGATATTCATATGCTGTATCACCAATTATTGCTAAAGGATCTTTTTTATCATCATACGCAGAATAAACAGTATTTGTTGTCCAATTATATCGTCTTATACATAATCTAAAATTATTTTGATCTATTTTTTTCAATGTTGTAATATTTTGTAAAGTTTTAAAATTTTCTTTATCAGAAATATCAACAATAGAAGGTGTATCTGTTAAATTCCATACTGTATTTTTACCTATAAAAACAAACATATTTCTTTTAAACATTTTATTAGGATTATATTCTTCTACCCAAATCCAATTAATACCATTATCGCTTTGTGTATCTTGAATATGTATAGGAGCTGTTGAACCAGATACTCCTGTATTTTTAGCAATATATTTATTATTCCCATAATAACATAAATCTCCTTCATAAATATTCAAACCTGGTTGCCAAAGTCGAATATTAAAATTTGATAAACTATCTATTATATTACTTGCTAAAAAAGTTCTTATTTGTGCTGTAAATTTTGCTGACATATTTTTTTAATTTATTGTTATTTCACAATCTGATGTATGAGCTAAATACATATATTGATTATATGTGTTTTCAACTTTAATATTATCAAATTCTGATAATGGATTTGTAAATAAAATATCATCTTTATAATAATGTAAATTATAAATTGAATTTATAATTCGTATAGTTTCATTATTTGATAAATCATGAATATTTTGTTCATTTTTAATATCTAAATCATTTATAAATTGTGGTTCTTGTGTTATAATTGGTTCATCAGGAATTAATGTATTTATTGAATGTATTTCTAATATTGCAAAACGATTAAAACCTACAGGATGACATAAATTATCTATTATATTATCATATTCATGTCTTGATATAGATGAATAAATTTCATATGAAAATTGTTGATGAAAATAACTATCTAATAAAGTACAATTAATACCTAAAATACCTTCAAAACTTTTAAAAGACGCTTTTTCTTTAAATATAGTTTTTTCTAATGGTTTTATTATTGCATTTTGACCATTTATTGAGTCAATAATAAAAGTTGTATTATCAGGTTCAAAATGTATAAAAGGTTCAATAAACTCAATAGAGGTGATTTGTCCTATTTCTGTACTTTCTGCTTCAATTATACAATTTTGTCCTGTTTTAGATATTACTTTTAAAGCTGGTATTGTTTCATAATTCATACCAGTATTAAAAATAGTAATTTTTGAAACTTTACCTAATCCACTAAATAATCCACTTGTATTTGAAAAACGACTTTGAAATGTATCTAATTTTATATTACCAATTATATTTAATGGTTTTTGACGTAAAGAGGAGTCAATTATATCCCCATTAACTTTACCATCAAAATTTAATAATAAACTATAAGAATCATAATTTTCATTATCAATGGTTATAGGAGAATATAAATTATAATAAACAATTCCTTTTAATAATCGTAATTCATCTATATAACCAACAAAGGTATTATTTGTATTAAGTCTGGTACCTATTATTAAATCACTTGTTGATGGTTGACCATTTTGATAATTTTTATATTCACTACATATTTTACCATTTAAATATATTTTTATAGTTTGATCTTTTCTTAAACATAAAATATGATACCATACATTAAAATTTATACTAAAATCACTAATTATTTCTGGTTGACCATAATATTGAAAAGATATACGATTATTTTTTGTTATTTTAAAACACCAACCAGTATTTTCATTATTATGTTGGTTGCACATTATTACTTGTTCTTTATTTAATTGTAATAAATAAATCCAACAATCCATAGTAAAATTTATATTTTCAATATTAAAATCAGAATGTGCTGGTGTAGAGATATAATTTTCAGAATCATTTATTTCACTAATTATAGCAGAAAAAGAATGTCCTTTATCAACTTTTTCTGCTATAATATAATCACCTTTTTTATAATTTGATCCTTGTGAAATTATATTTATTTTATTTATACCACCATTTTTTATTGTTTTTACTTTTGCTAAACCTTTAACTTTTGGTAGATTATTATCATTTGGATTATAAACATGAACATTATCACCTATATTATAACCATATCCTGAATTAATAATTTCATAATCTATAATATTAACAATATTTTCAATAATAAATTGATTCAATTCATTTAAAAAAATTTTAATACTTTCACCAGGAATAAATTTCTTAAGTGAATTATTAATTTGCAATTTTAAAAAATATTCATTTTCTCCATATTCTATAGTAACATTTTCTATTTGTAAAGTATTTTTACTTTTTAAACTTTCAATTTGAATATCATTATTTTGTTTTGTTTGTATAAGTGTTTTAAAAATATTTGAATGTTTATTATTAGTAGTGGTATATAAAAAATAACGATTTGAATATGTGCAATTACTTGTTGAAAATAATTTTCTTCTTGGATAATCAATTAAAATATCTATATTATATAATACTTTAAAAAGAAATTTAAAAGAATTAACGTTACCACGACTTAAATAAAAATTTTTCAAATGTAATATCAATTCTTTCTTTGGTATCAAAATTGTTTTATTTATATTAAAACCCATTTCATTTATTGTTTTGTCTATATATAAATCAACTTCATTATTAACTTCTAAATTATATTTAAAATTTTCAAGTATTTCAAGTGGATTACCTTTTTCTTCTAAAAATTCAAAATAATGTTTGATAAAAAAAGAAAATTTTTTAAAATCTTTCTTTAAAAAATCAGGTAATTTTTCATATATAATGGGTGAAATATAATTACGCATTTTTACATACCTATTAAAATAACACGAATAGAAGTAATACGAATAATATTTTGTAGATATGTTTCAATATCAGGATTACTTGGTGTCATTTGAAAATTTATTATACCAGAATCAACAAAATCTTTTTCTATCATTTTAGCATATATTGGAAAAGAATAATTTATTATACCTTTTTTATAATCAATATTACCAAAAGTTTTTATTAATAATTTTGTATTATTTGATTTTTTATAGATATACAAATTACCATCTATATCATCTTTGAAATAACATATATTATTACCATATTGGAAATATGTACTTCGTACTCCATTTTCAATTGAATTTCCTATATAAATACTATTAATAATACCTGAATTATATATAAATTCTTGATCTTTATCTAATCTTTTTTTAGAATAACACGTTTTGATTGCAGTGTTTATATTCATTATTTTATCTAACATAATAACATCACTTAAATAATTATCAAAAACATTTAAATTTTCATTATTATATTTAATAATAGTATCAATAATTTGTTTTTCTATTTCACCAGATGTTAAATTAGTTTTTTTGTTATCAATACGAGCATATAAATCAACAGAAACATTAACAAATTCAGGATCAACAAAAATAGGTTGAGTACCAACTACACAATATTTTTCTAATAAATCATTTGCAATTTGTTTTTTTGCTGTTATTGTTAATTTATCTATATATTTTGGTTTAATACTGATATAAACTTTACCATAATCTTTTCGAATATTTTTTTCACCACCCCATATATTAATACTGTCTATATTACGATATTCACTAATAAGAATTGAACGATAATCATCATCTGTTACTATTCTATTTTGTCTTCTAAAATGATACGGTATAGTGAAACGTAAATTATCCACAGTTTCTGCATTAACTCCACCACTACTAATGCTATTTTTATCTGTTATTATTTTAAAATCATCCCAATTTAATATATTATTTTCTATTGGTATACTATCTTGTGATGGGGCATTGAATCTGAATTTTTTACATCCATTTCCATCTTCTCCATTACTATTGATATAATTTACATATACTATTGAATTATTTGATGGTTTTTTACCAAATATATTATTTCCAAATATTATTTCATAATATCCTTCTTCTTGTGTAGTTATATAAAAAATAGGACTATCAGATTTAATATTCAAAAAAGAATTAGCTAAAAAATATTCTTCGCTTGAATACATTCCTTCATGTATTATTAATATTCTTATTGTATTGATATCAATATTTTTATCTTGTATTATATAACGTTGATTTAATAAAGTATAATCTATTTTAAATTTCCATTCATGTAATTGTCCTTCATAAATAGTTATAATATCACTTGTATAAATAGCTTTATTTTGTATAGAATAATCAATATTTTTAATATAAATGTTATCAATAATATAAAAAATTCTTTGATCATTATTAGTATTAGCAGCATAAAAATTAGTACCTTTAGGAATCAAAATACTTCTACTTAAAGGTTCATTATGTAAAGGATTTAATAAATCTATTTCTACTGATAATTTTAAATCAACTTTTGCACAAGTTTTGCTTTTAGGAGTATAACCTTGTAATTTTGCTTTACTATATAAACTTTCAATTTGTACCGCACTATCTATAAAAGATTCATTTAATAACATTTTTATATAATAACCAATATAATGTGTATTATAACTCAAAATATTAAGTAATGTGCTTATACCACTACCTTCAAAATTATAATCTTGATATATTGGATTGCCTTCTTCATCTTGTTGACTTTTTAAAAATGATATAAAATTATTTTTTATGTCATCAAAATCTAAACTATTTATTGGTAATTCTTGTATTTGTTGCATTAACGTACTCTTTGAAAAACATAATTAAATACATCAATTATATCTAATGCTTTTATTTTATATGTTATAGTAATATCTATTCCATTATCTGTATGAAATGGTTTTATTTCGATATCGATTAATTTTATTCTTTTTTCATATGTTTTTAATACCCATTCTATTCTTTTTCTAATATTAGAAATTGTAATTGGTGTAATTGGTTCAAATAAATAAGAATGAATATTACTCATTATATGAGTTTGAAATGGTATATCATAAATATTCAATGATAATAAAATTTTGATTGCTTGTTGTATTGCGTCAATATTTGTTTTTTGTTTTATATTACCTGTTAAAGGATGTGGTATCCAATCTAAATTAATATCTGTATATTTTATTATTTCTTTCATTTTTATTTATCCAATAAAAACATTTTCAGAACCGTGTAACAATTTGACTATTGCCTGATTTTTCAATTTCTATTTTTTTCATTTTCATTTTACCAAAATCAGGACTGTCTTCATCTTCTTCTATACCATCTGGTACATAAATTATTTCAATCCAATTACAATTAATTTTATCATTTATTCTGGCTGCAGGTTTACCATTTACATATACTTTATCACTACCTGTTATGGTTACTCCACTATGACATGATAAACCACAACAATGTGGTTCCCAACTATCATCTTTTCTATGAAAACCTCTTTTATTCACAAATACATTTTCACTTGCTGTACCACTTGGACAAGGTGGCCAACATTCATGTCCGTGAACTCATATCTTTTTTTCTTGCTACTGGTTTACCCATAATTATTTCCTTTATTTTATTAAATATTTATATTTTTCTAATTACCAATAACACAATCCTTTTTTAATATCATATCTTTTATAAATTCTCTATGTTTATATTTAATTATTTCATATAATATTGTGTCTTTTTCTTCTTGTTCTTCTTTTTCTTCTATTTTACAAGGATCACATAATGTTTTTGGTAATATTTTTGTTATAATAGGTTTTTCTATTTCTTTTTCTTCAGCAATAATAATCAATTTTTCTTGTTTTATTTCACAATGACATAATGTTTTAGGTATAGTAATCATATTTTTTTATCCGTTGTTAATATACTTAAAATTGTTTCACAATTAAATGCTAATATAGTAATTGGTAATTTTTGATTTTCTATTTTTTTTAATTCTTCTATTAATGTATCTAAATCATTATTATTTCTTCCATCTTCATTTAATGATTTTGTATAATCTTCTATTATTTTATTTACTAATTTTTGTTCTTTTTCTAATTGTGTTAAATTATCATCAGTTATTGAATTTTTATAATATTCTGTCTTACGAAAATCAATAATAAATTCTTTGATATGTGGATCATGTGGTATATTATCATATATATTAATTTGTTCATTCCATTCAATAATTTTTAATAATAAACTTTGTTCATCAGTTAAAATATCATTATTATTATTATCACAAGGACATAATTTATTTATTGGTTTTGTTTTTGGTTTTATTTTTTCCTTTTTTTCACAACATAAATCAATTGATTTTATAGAAATTTGTTTTTCTTTTTTCTCAATATATTTCCTATCTAAAATAATATTATCATCATTAAAAACATCTTGAAATTTTATATGATTCCAACTCCAATTATTAAAAATTCTTAAACAAAACCATTGATCAACAAAAATCTCTGGAGTATCAGCAATCCATACTCTAATTTTAAAACGCCATTGTCTTCCCCATGGAAACCATGTATTACTTTTTCCATATTTATAATACCAATCATGACTAGGACTAAGATTTTTATTTTGTTCTATACAATCCATATCTGGTAATACACCATATAATGATCCATTTTGTAAAAATGTCATTCCATGTGGTATTTCTCCATCTATTAAAGTATAATATAATAATTTATTACATTTTCTTTCTATATATGAAAATATTAAATCAAATGTCATATTTTCACCATTTTCCATTTCTGGTGTGAATTTTACATATAATGGATAACTTATAAAAATACCTTTAAAAAAACCAGAATATGTATAAAATTGACTACTGATACAAATAATAAAAGTACCTGGTGAAAAATCTTTTTGAAATGTCATTATCATTTCTGTAATATTAGCTGAACCTAAATAAATAAATGTATTATTATTATTTAATTGATAAAAATTAACTGATATACCAATATTTGTAGGTGGAATATTTGATAATAATGATATTGTAAATGTTGTTGTTTGATAACCATTTACATTAATAAAAAATAATGTTTTTAAATTAGGAGATAATGATATTGATGTATTTTCATTAGGTATTAATACAGGTATAGTATCTAAAATATTTAAATTAATTTTTGTTTGTATAATTTGATCACAATTTGACAATTTAATATTCCTCTTTTTCTAATAACATTCAGCTTTAATTGTATGTATATATGGTTCACCTTCAATTGGAACTTTATTAGTCAATTCATGTATCAAATCACCTGTTTCTGTTTGAAAAACAAATTCATTATCTAAACAACCTTGTTCTTTAAATCGTACATAATAATCTATTGTTATTTCACAATCTAAATGTGAACCATGTGTTCCAATTATAGGTTCTACATAAAATGTTGTATGACATATTTCTCCACTTCTTGGTATTAAATTTTTCATTTCTAATGGAAAATTATGTTGTAATAATATTTGACCATGATAAAAAATAAATTGCCAAGGTTTATCAAATGATAACCCAAGTGAATATTGTGAACTTATAGTATATCGTGGCATATCAATAATAAATGATAAACTTAATTCACATATAGAATATTCACCTGTATGATAATAATTTGCTTCACAATTTTCAGTAAGTATATCATTCATTTCAATAACAACCCAATTTCCATTAGGTATAAAATAACCTTTACATAATCTATGACGTAAATCATTACCATCAAAATCAAAATATACATTTTGTGTTGATTGTATGAAATTACATTCTATATAATTTTTATATGCTATTATTTCTAATAAACTACCTTCTTTATGATCTATAAAAAATCTTGGTGAACAACATAAATCTAATGAATATTTTACACGTATACCATAACTTACTTGTTCTGGTAATGGATCTTTTTTTGTTAATGCGAAATTTAAATTATTAACTGATGATCTTTTACCACAACATTTATCACTACTTAAATCGAAATATGTTGCACTACCAATATCTGTTTGTGTCATTATACTTGTTCTATATAGAATATATAAATCAACATGATATGTAACATCTAAAGCGTAAGGATGATGATATGTACCATTATGAAAATAAAAATATCCAATTGGTTTACTTTCAGATATTGATAAATCACATTTAAAATTTTGTCCTTCATTTATTATAAATTTTAATATATAAGAAGTATTTAAATTTATTTCATATTTTTGTGAACCAATATAATGCCAATTATCAATAGTATCTATACTATCTATAATTGAATATTCACCAGTAATAAAACGATCAATTGGAAATTGTAATGCAGTTTGAATATTATTAAATACAAAATATTGACCAGTATAATTATATAAATTTAATGGTTGAGCAGAAAATGTATTTAAAACATCAAATAATAATAATTGACCTGTTAGTCCTCTATTTGGTAATAATAAACTTGTTGATAAATTAGATACATTGTATATTTCACTTGTTGTATATGATATTTCAAATATATCTGGTGGATTAATAGTTAATATTAATGTATATATTTGATTATCATAATATTCAATTGAAAATATTGTTGATGTATTTAATTCACTTTCACTATATATACCATTATAAAAATTATGATCTATATTTATTATGATTGATAAATCATTAATAACATTTTGACCATTATATATAATAAATTCTATACCTAAATTTATTATATAATCTAAATCAAATATGCTATATATACCATTATAATATTCTAAAGAAAATATTGTTGAAGTTTGTAATGTACAATCCAAATATTCACTAGTTTCAATATTAAAATCAAATTTTATTGGTTCAGGTACAATTATATCATTTATATTTTTGATATTACCATGATACTGTGTAATATCAAAAATACTTGATGTCATTAAATTAATATCATATAATTCATCAATATAATTATCTATATAAAATTGATGATTTAATGATAAATCAATTTCTGAAACTGAACCAATAAAATTCTTTAATTCAAATAAAACGGATGGTATTACTAAAATAAATTCTACATTTTCACCTGTTTCATTTGTTATATTAAAAATGATATATGTTTCTAATAATATATCAGATAATTCACTATTATAATTATCTATATAAAATTGATGATTTAATGATAAATCATTTGAATTTAATTCACCATTGTATCCTATTATAAAATCTAAATAAAAACTTGGATGAATATCTAAATCAAAATCAAATATTTGTCCATTTTCATTTGTGATATTAAATAATATATAAGTATATAATAATGTATCATCATTTTCACCAGTATACGCATTAGTATATAATAATTGTGTAATACTTAAAGTTTTTTCTAATAATTCACCACTATATGTTTTAAAATCTGTTAATAATACATATGGAACTAAAACAATTTCAGAAACACCTTCAAACGACATATCACAAAAACGTTCGAAATATCCACTTCTATAATTATGATGATGTATCATAAATATATCATTATCTGTGGTACGATTATTATTCCAAATATTAATAAAATCTGTATATGTACCAGTTTGTCTTAATGCTTTATCTTTACCATAAGCATTAATAATTGTTTGAGTAGCAGATGTAATAATTTCAAAAGAACATTCATCTGTACCATTCCATTCTGTTGATGTAAATGGACTGATAACAGTTAAATAATGACCTCTTATAATTTGATCTGCTTCAAACCATTGTACTAAAATAGGATTTGAATAACTATTTCTTCTTAAACGAATATATAAAGCACCAGCATTACCTACTTGTGAAGTTCTTTCTACTGGTCTTCTATATGCCCATACACTAACACTTAACCAT